AAGAAATGCAGGACTGCTTCCCGCAGAATTGCCACTGGATTACCCCCGTGACTCGTCCAACTACATTTATCCGCTGATCATGGAAACCATTAACATTCTGGCAATTAGCTCAAAAGGCAAAAGCCGCATTGGCAACAAAATGACCATGGCCATTGTTGAACAAAACCACCACGATAAATTGTTTGTTGTTATTCCTGGCACTAATCAATGTCGATGGATTAAAAAGAGCAACGATCCTGATTTTTGTATTATTGGAGACGACTAATGATTACCATCCGCACTTCTACTGATCTTGGCCCGGATTTTAATACTTCCCATGGTTGTTATCAAGCTGCATCCATTAAGGACATTCTTTTCCATTGCCGCCTAGCAATGGACGATGGGGAAGACATTATTGGCATTTTTCACGATGACCATTGCATTGGCCTGTGGCAGAACGAGCCCGATGTAGATAGCGATGGGGAAGGCGGGATGATGCGCTGCGCTAATGCTTATGTGCAATACCGGCCTGACGGCTCTAGCCCTAAGCTGTTCAAAATCCTCTGTGAGGCCCTGCAGTGAGCGTTCTTTCCATTCTTGATTGGTCCATCGATCCTGACAGTGATGTGTTGATTGTCACGGCTACTGTTGATGATTTCACGATGAATTCGTGGCACTGGGACCACAGTGATTATGAAGAGGAGCATGGTCGCGCAGTGTGCCGCACCGTAATCATGCTGGGAGGGCCCAGCGACTGGCCTGCCACTGAAGAGGAGCAGGTAGAGTTCCTTGACGCTTACGAGCCTTGCTGGCTGCTCGTGGAGGACGCATGAGCACCAATTACTATTTGCATGCTCCTGAATGCCCCCATTGCGGAACAGAACTTGAAGAGCCTTTGCACCTTGGCAAAAGCTCGCGGGGATGGTGCTTTTCACTTTGCCTCCACCCAGAAATCGGATTAAACAATTGGCAAGACGTTTGGGAGCATTTAGATTATTTTACAGAGGTAGAAGATTATGAAATAAGGAGTGAGTATGGAGATATTATTGACATGACCGTATTCTTTGCCACTGTGTGGGATAGGGATGTAAATTCCCGCAGGCACAAGCTTGATGATCGTTGTATTGGTCATGGCAATGGCCCATTTGATTACATTGTTGGAGACTTTTCATGATTATCATTGATTTCTTTTCTGAAACATGCTGCAAGGGCACAGAAATCGTGGAAGGCTGGTATTGGTATGAAGACGATGGGGAAGGCATGGGAGGTCCGTTTGATGACGAGGAAGATGCCATTTTTGCTGCAAAGATTGGTGAAACTTGCAGGCCGCATGAAGATTGGACTTTCTCTTACGGAAACGGCAAAGACCCGGCTGGAAAGTAACTTATTTTGATAAAAATTGGAACCGGGTGGAAAATATATTGTTTGAGATCCGGCTGGTTTTAATATTGTTTGGGAACTGGCTGGTTTTTATATAATCTGGGAACCGGCTGGTTTTAATATTGTTTGAGGCCCGGCTGGTTTTTGATTAGCACGCCTGTACTATTTTAGCACTCTGCTGCATTTCGCTGCACTCTGCTGCACTCTGCTGCACTCTGCTGCACTTTGCTGCACTTTGCATCACTCTGCATCTATGTGCTGCACTCTGCTGCAAGGTGCTGCATCCTGCATCACTCTGCATCACTCTGCATCACTCTGCTGCATCTTGCGGCTACCTGCGGCGCTGTGCTGCATCTTGCTGCGCTGTGCTGTGATCTGCTGCGCTGTGCTGTGACCTGCTGCACCGTGCTGTGACCTGCTGCATCTGGCGGCGCTTTGAGGCTGTCTGCTGCGCCATGCTGCATCTTGCTGTGATTGTGTCGGATTGTAACGGTTGCGGATTTTTGACCGATAGCGTGGTTTGATCACGCGCGTGCGCTCGTTTCCTTTTTTTATCCACGTAGGCCTGCCCAGTGTCAGCGCCTACCACGCAACGGGTCAACGTGGCTAGTCAGTGGACACTAAAAAAATTGACCCTATAGGCGGTGACGTTGACAGGATGGGGCTTAATCTTCATTTGTCGGCGAGAGCTGACACCGAAGCCAAACCAAACCAAACCAATGCCAAAAATCCTTAAGGAGCCTGTTATCCAGTTTCTGGCCGTATGGTCCCTCGCATCAGTGGGAGGGATGCTATGGGCTAGCGCTGATGGTGCCGCACGCTATCAGCGCTGCCAAACCTCCCACCCTATTGAGTATTGCCGATTGGCCTACCTTGGACGCTAATACCTTCCAAACCTCCAAACCTCCAAACCTTCCGAACCTCCAAACCATGCAAACCACACTGATTAACCGTCGCGCTAGCCTCCCAGCTTCGCTTAAAGCTTTTTGCAAAAAATACAAACTAACGCCCGCAACCTTTTTATCAGTTAACCCTAAAACCGAAAAGTCAGCAGTGCAAACCTACATCCTGCACCTAGCGCCCGCTGATACTTCCGGGGTCAACGTGTGCCCTGGTGCCGGAAACTGCCGTAAGATTTGCCTACACTTTGCCGGTAATCCCGTATACATGCAAGGTAAAGGAGCCTGTCGCATCCGTAAAACGTTGGCCTACGATGGCGAACCTCAGAGTTTTATGGAGCTGCTAGTAGTTTCCATCCTGGTTAAACGTTTTCGGCTAGACCTAGCCGAAGCCATGGCCGTTCGACTTAATGGAACCTCAGATATCCCTTGGGAAACTGTAGATTTTAACGTAAGTGTAGAGTTTGCTAGATTGTGCGCCATTAAGTTTGGCGTTAGCTTGCATGTTGGCGTGCAGAATATTTTTGAACTATTCAATAGTTTAGACCTTAATATTAAATTTTATGACTACACTAAAATTAAGCGCAACTGGGCGTATTGTAAGCTGCTAGGTTATCACTTAACCTTCAGCTTCGACGGGTATGATAACCGCGCCAACCTTAAAATAGCTTGCGACGCTATCACTAACGGCGTCAATGTGGCGGCCGCCTTTAACGTCAAAAAGGGCAAATCCCTCCCATCGTTTGCCTACCTATGCAACCGTAGCCTTAAGGTTGTGGATGGTGACCTTACCGACTATCGGCCGAGTGATCCTGACGGTCATAGGATCGTAGGCTTGCGGTTCAAGCTGCCCCATGGCATCCCCTACAGTACTGCCGACAGGGATGCATTCTGTCTATCCCCGGACCGTATGGGGGCCCCATAGAAGGCCTTCTAGGCCACAATGAGAGCCCATAGGCTGACGGTTAACCGTTGGCCTATTTTTGTGCTGTGGCTTAAGTCTGGCAACGTTGGGGGGCAATCCAGACCTTTAGAGTCGACTATTAGCGTTGCTAATGTATACTTTCGTCAAAATGTATCACCCGATGCAGAAACTTTGCCAATCCGATGCTAGTCTGGCGCAGTAACCCGGCTCTATGGGCCGTGGGGCGGTGGGCATCCCCCAAAAAATACGACATCATTTTTCATCCGTTTTTTTGTCCGTATATTTACTACCACGTCCGTAATTGTCACTAATTGCGCGTAAAGCTAGTCGCGGCTGCGCGAACGGTCGAGCATGGACGATGGGGAGTGAGCGCATTAAAACTCTAGGGATCTAACAATTGCTTCGCCTACTGCTTTTGTCACAAGCTTTAGTTCCTCGTGCGTGGCATTATTTTTAATTGCATTTGCTTTGTAACTAATAATCCATACATTGCCTCTAACGTAACCTTTTGCAGGATCAATGCGATCCAGCGAAGGGCTTCCTGCTAAGATAGTTACACCCTTTTCTCTGTAAACTGACCATTCCAGAGGAATTCCCAGTATTGGACAAGACAAAACTACAAGAGAACGCACGTATTCGCAATCAATATTAAAATCCAATTGTTTGGACTTCGCTCTTTTTCTTGCACCACGAAACATACTGTTTGTTTGACGTTTGATTGGAGACAATTTACTATTAAGAACGTTTCGCTTGTCAGCGCATTTTTTGCATCGACTGGCAAGCTTGCCTGGCCTATCACTTCTTTTATAAAACATTGTCAATGGCAACTCTTCTCGGCACGTGCTACAACGCTTGGTCGACACAGCATCTAACAGAGAAGCAGCAGTGATAGCAGGCATGAGCAGCGATAAGTTGCGCTAATCATATCAGGAATCCTGATAAATGGCAAAAATCGAGATTCTCAATAATCGCCTGTTTTTCCCATTGCCTCTTAGGGCTCATCGCGCAGGTAGCTCCCAAGAGCGTCGTAGCTTGAGCCCTTTCTTCCTTCTTTTTCTCTTTTCTCTTTCTAGCCGTGTGCGAGCACACCTCTAGCGGCTTTGTGCTCTCGCAAAGTATTGAAAAGGAGATGAGGAGGGGAGGGAGCCTTGTAATCGTAGTCGCTAGGGCTCTTCTCGAAGGCTCCCTTGGCGGAGGTGCTAAAGGAAGAAGGAGAAGAGCCGCTTGGGAAGGATCGCCTTGGGGGCTCCCGGTCGTAGCGGCTCATGGAGCTGAGCGTTACGAACGTGTGCATCGCCTTTACCTATCGTAAATTGTAGTCTCATGAGACGTGAATGAGACTCATATGAGACAGCAGTCATAGCCTTGACCAGTGAAACAATTGTTAGCAAGCTTGCATAATTTCTTAACAATTCCCTTAGCTGGTAACCATGGTATGATTCCTGCGCCTCACGACAGAGCCATGGATCAAAGCTTCAGTCAATTCAGCAAAGCCGTCAACAAGCACGTGCTTGGCAACCAAGACGAATTTGTGCGCCTCAAGGACAGGCTGGAAATGTGCGAGCATGCCACGAGCAAGGCGGGAGCAGCAGCTCTTGGCTACCTCATGGCAATGGAGGAAATGGAAGAGCTAAAAAGCGAGGCCGAAATTTCCGTCTACGACAAAGTACTGGATGTAGTCGACGGCTTGATTGCTTGCAATGGCCAGTATTTTGCAGAAAGCGCTTGCGACGAAATCTTTACAATCATCTACGAATGGTTGCTCGAAGAGTTGGAATCATTAACAGACCTCCGTAAATTGCCAACGGAGAGGATGAGTCGCAATATCATGCAACAAGACATTGCCACTCTCTTTAAAGAATACATTGTGCAAGAGTAGTTATTGTTACAATTCTTTTCCCATTGCCTCTAGCGTGACCAACGTTAGGGGCTTTTCCATGGATGCTGTTTTATCGGCCAGGGAAATGCTAGGGTTGGACCGTTGATCGTTCGGGGGCCAAGGGCCCCTTTTGTTGTCTCATGAATCTCAAGGAAGACCAAAAGCAAGACAAGATTGCTCGCACTGGACGTGTGGAAAGCTGGATCAATTCCGCCGATGGACGGCTCCCCGTTTCATGCACTGTATTCTCGGTAAAAGATGCAATGGAGGGTGACGATGGCATTGAAGCTAGTTGGCGCTTTGTTAGCCATGGGTTGCGTTATGGGGCTGGTGTGGCGGTGCATTTGTCTGAACTGCGTGGCAAAGGCGCTGAAAATGATAAAGGGCTAGTTGCAAGTGGTCCTATTAGTTTTGGCAAGATTTATTCCGCGCTGAATGAAATTTTGCGTAGAGGCGGATTGTATAAAAATGGGGCTGTAGTGTTGCATCTTGACTACCAGCATCCTGATGCCATGGAATTCATCACTGCGTCACGAAGGGAGCTTCCATGGGTGAAACGTTGCTTGAATGTTGATGAGAATTTCTTGGATGACATTGAACCCTCCTATTTGGAAGCAGTATTGCAGGCTATTTCTGCAGGCGATTTGTGGCTCAACAAAATTCGCTACGACGCTAAAGGCGAGCGCATCCGCGCCAATGTCTGTTTGGAAGTTTACCTTCCTCATAGGGGCACTTGTTTGCTACAGCATGTCAACTTGGGCGCTTGCTCCATTGAGGAAGTGGAAGGGGCATTCTTCCAGGGCATGAGCGAACTTTGCTCTCTCCATGGCAAAACGGGCGTGGGTGACACTGGCGAATACCTTTCGCCTGAGAATGACAAGCAAGTTGGACTTGGGCTGCTTGGCTTGGCTAATTTCCTTTCCATCCATGGCATTTCCTATGCTGATTTTGGACAGTCCCTAAAGGCATTGAACAATGGTGAGCCGCAGGAGCGTACAGTTGCCTATGAAGCGGCCCTGGCACTTCAAAAAGGCATTGCATCAGCAACGCAGGTGGCACGAACTTATTCCATGGACCGTGCCTTCGCCATTGCTCCCACTGCCTCTTGCTCATATCGCTACACAGATAGCAAAGGTTTCACCACAACCCCTGAAATTGCCCCTCCCATCGCTCGGGAAGTGGATCGGGATAGTGGCACTTTTGGCGTGGAGAGCTTTGACTATGGGCCGGTAGAGACTGCTTCCGAAGTGGGCTGGGAAGCTTACAAGCTTATGGCCGACGAACTGGTGCGTATGTATCAAGCCAGCGGATTATTCCATGGTTATTCATTCAATTCGTGGTCAGATGTTGTTACTTATGATCGTGAGTTCCTACAAGATTGGCTAGACTGTCCTCAGACAAGCCTCTATTATTCCCTGCAAGTTCTCCCGGACACGCAGCGGAAAGATGATGCCTACGCGGCATTAGATGATGACTTCAAGAGCATGTTCGGGCTTGGCAATGCTGAGTCCTTGGACGGTGCTGTCTGTGAAGTGGAGGCTAATTTCTGTACGAGTTGTTCTGAATGACCGTTCATTCCACATCGTTGGTTGATCAGGCCGCAATTGCGGCCTTTTGCTTCTTCTTTTTGTTTATTTCCATCACCTTTATCCCTGAAGACAATGACAGTAGCGACGATTAAAAACTCTCCGTACATTTCGATGATTTCCAAGAAGCGGCCTTGGCAAGCCACTGAAGTTGGAAAGGGAGTTTTGGTGGATGGAAGTGAAGATACAATCTTCCGTGCGCTAGCCATGCGCCACCTGGAGCTGCCTGTGGTCGAACTGTTGGAACAGGGCCTGGCCAAGGACCTGCCAGCCACTCCTGGCGTGATGGAAGCGCTCCGCTCCAATCAAGTGGATGAGGCACGGCATGATGAGGCTTTGAACTATGTGGCCAAAGCGCATGGCGTCAATGACAAGGCTGAAAAGGAAGTGCAAAGCATCTTGAAGGCATGGATGGACCATCCTGCCCACCCCATACTCAAGGCAGCAGTGCTAGAGCGTAGTATTTTCTTCGTAGTGCTACCCTTTTTCCGTTTCAATGGGGATGTGGGCATGCGCACGGTTTCTCAGGACATCTCCAAGGATGAACAAGTTCACGTAGGGGTGAATTCGTTGGTTTCCAAGGAGCTTGGAGAGGACTCAAGCCAGAGTATTAACAAGCTGCGTCGTGCTACGGCCTTATGGTTGTTCGATGCTCTTGGCGCCAGTGATAACAAGTGGTTGGACAAAGATTTTTGGCTTCGCCAGTCTGACAACTTGTTCGAGCGCGGCAAAGCTGAAGAGCTTGTCGAAAGCCGCCGGAGTCGTCAAATTGCATTCTTTGAAACGGCCAACTACAACCTTCCCTCTTACGGAAGCTAGTATTTACGCCGTTCTGATAACGGGGCGTTAGAATTTATTTTTCTTTGAGCCCCGATGTCTGCAGATAGCAAAGTTTGCATTAAGTGTGGACAGCTTAGGCCGTCAAGATTTTTCTATAAGGAAAAACGAGTGAGCGATGGATTGACTGCTCGCTGTAAGGACTGCATGAGGAGCGATGCGACAACTAGTTACCAGTCCAGGAAGGAAGAAGTTTTAGCATCGCATAAGGAAAAATATTCAGCAAAGAAAGAACGCGCAAAATCTCTGATGAATACCTATGGACTGACAATAGAAGAATGGAATGAAATATTTGCAAAGCAGAATCATAGGTGCGAGATTTGCGGATCAAAAGAGCCGTTGCACAGCAGTGGAAACTTTGTGGTCGATCATTGTCATAGCTTAAATTTTGTCAGAGGCATACTCTGCGGTCCTTGTAACACCATGCTTGGTCAGGCCAAGGACGACCCAGATACATTGTTTGAGGCAGCCATGTACCTTATCTCCCGAACCCATGGAGAACCCATAGAGGAACGCCACAGGCGACACGGACACAATAGCCGCAGCAAGGATACCAATTAAGTCTGATGCTACACTGGTCACCGTGACTGGAGTGTTGGCACACGCTAGGCTCATAGCCTAGAATTCCGGGTTCGATTCCCGGCAGTCCCCATTATTTCTTTCTTTTGAATGGCAAAGTCGGACAAATATTTTGCTCGTCGCAGTGTATGGGTGTGGTTTAAGCATGGTTTGAATGTCCCAAGCCAGTGGGAACCAGGATTTACCGCCATCGCAGAACCCGTTCCCGGCTTCTACCGCCTGGAACATCGTGAGTACCGCACTGAAATCCTGCCTTCATGGCGCATCTCCTTTTCCAAGCCCGAGGATATTGACAAGGGCCCTCCCATTGAACTCAATGTTGAATGGCGCTACGCTCCGGGCTAGCCCTTTTCCACCATGGCCAACCTTTTTCTCACTGCTGACACGCATTTCTCGCATGCTGGGATGTGTCAATTCCTCAATGCAGATGGCAGCAAGGTGCGCCCATGGGACGACGTAGAGGAGATGGACGAAGCCTTGGTAGAACGATGGAATGAGACTGTGAGGCCCAAGGATAAGGTGTACCATTTGGGCGACGTTGCCATTCAGCGCAAGGGACTTCGCCTCCTCGACCGTCTTAACGGAGATTTAGTGTTGATCAAGGGCAACCATGATATTTTTAAGCTTTCCGACTACACCAAGTATTTCCGTGACATCCGCGCCTACCACATCCTTGACAGAATTTGTTTGTCTCACATTCCTCAGCATCCTGATTCCATTGATCGCTTTAGGGGTAACGTCCATGGCCATTTACACACGGGACAAGTGATGCTTGATGGGCAAATTGACACACGGTATAAGTGTGTTTGCGTCGAGCAGACCAATTATGCACCAGTAGCATGGGAAACGGTGAAAGCCCTTTTCAACTGATTCCATTGTTCACCAACCATGAACGAACGCCGAACGTGGAACACTCCCACTCGTGAGCCGTGGAATCCCATCATTCACCAGCTTTTGCGTGCTGTTGATTGTCATAACGAAGCATTCTTCAGGAATGGCAAAGAATGGCATTTGGACAGGGCTATCATGCTTAGACAATATGTACGAGAGCTAAAGGACTGGCTTCATGAAGAAGAGACAAGCATTCTGGAAGGTGTGGTGTCATGCTCTCGGCCCCAAGGCAGGATCGAATGAAAAAGAAGCCGATATTATTGCTCTTGTGCGAACTGTAGTATTTTTGTCATACCTAACCACCAATATTTTTATTGTCGCTGGCGTGGTGCGACACTGGGACGATAATGCTTCTAGGCAGGAGGGTTTGAGCAAGGTTAGAGCGCATTAGCTCGCGAACTGGTGCGGCCAGTCCCTTGCATCGTTGACCATCGCCTAAAGGGGCCTGAACCCTAGAGGGATGGCTGTAAGCCAGTGGCCACTGGGCTTCTGCAGAAGCTCCAAAAGCTTAGCACGTCTGTTCACAAATCAAAACATTTGCACTCTTGACAGGCAGGTTCCTGCTGGCAGCGCTTGTCCCACCATTGCTCACGTTGATCGTTTTCGTTCATTGCGTAGTATTTGTCCATGAGCCGCCTGTATTCCCCATTGGCTTGGCTCATTTGCTCGCTTTGTAGGCCATGGACCTGGCCCACTTGCTGCATTTTGTATGCGGCTTCGATGGCTTGGTTAAAGGCAGTTTCAGTGGCTGGCGAAAGCATGGCAGTTAATTCGCAAGTTTCAACAGTCTACTCATTTGCGTCCTTTTGGATTTTCATGGCCTGTGTGAGTTTCCTCAAACGGGGGAGAAGCGATGGTTGGTAGAAATGGTCTGCAGCCAGTAGCTGCAAGGCTATTTGCTTGTTGCCCTCAAGCAGTGCCACAAGAAAAACTGCCTCTTTTTGCGAGAGTTGAAAGTTGTTCACTAGTAATCAATGCCTATTTTTCCCAACAATACTACATGCTATTTGCTATTTGCGATCAACGAATGAGGCTATCTATCCAATTGAGGTCGTCATCCCTAGATGCTTGCAAGATTGCTGCCGCCATAGCGAATGCATAGTCATCCACCCCCACCTCTTTGCCGCCACTAATTGACCACTGCCCGGAGGCCTTGTATATCACGCTTAAATTCTTGAGCTGCTTAATTGCCTTCTCATGATTATAAATATCCACAAGTCCAGCGTTAAATAATTCCTTCATCTTGCTGAATGCCTTCATCTTGCTGCTAACGGACCAAGTGAGTTCTTCAATAGGGAAATCAGCAGCAAGAGATTGAATGGTGGCAGAACTGTTGTACTGGTCAAGAACAATGCTGTCAAAATTGTAAAGCTTATGGTGTTCTCGTATCCAGTCCTCCACTGCTTGAATACTCACTTCCTTTTTCCCATTGATCTCAAAATCTGCAAGGAACGTGTGGAACTTATCCACCACCAGGGTTTCCCCATCGAAATGCACAATGCACGCTGTGTAGTCATCTCGTCCCACGCCCCCGCGTGCGGGGTCAAGTGCCAGCACGTACTTGCCGTGGAAATGCACCGAAGGTGGCAACAAGCTCCGATGTTTGTTGATTGCTGCTTCTACCACTTCAGAGGCCAGCAGCGCTGACATGTTGCGAGCAAACTGCGCCCCATATTCAATCATGAACTTATCTGGATCGCGCTTGCGCTCTGCCTGCATGAAGGCACAGTCATAAGGCAGTTCAGGATTCATCTCCCAGGTGGGAGTGTTTACGGGCTGCATAAAGGGAAATTCCCCACTGGTGGCTTCGCAAAAATGCTGATAGAACAGACCGTCAGTGAGCCATGGCGAGGAGAGTTCCAAAATGCGACCATGATTGCCGAACTGAGCAATGGATGGAGAAAGAGCGTCGTAGATGGCCTTCGCACCAGCGTTTGCATCACCCTCCTGACTGAAGGCAAGCTCGTCCATGATGATTGCAGCTACGGCGCGACCACGAGACGCACGAGCACTGCTAGAGATGGCCCTAAATACGCAGCCATTGCTTATTTCAAGCGTGTCCGTTGTCTCTCTTACAATCTCTTGGGCGAAGGGGCTTTCAACAATCAAACCACGAATGGTGTTGAGCGCAATCTTGGCCTGGTCAATGCCGTTAGCAATAGTGCAAATATACCAACTCTCTCCTTTGCGAATCTTGCGTTTGTATTTCTCCTCTAGGACGAAGCAAATGTAGGTGCAGGCAACTGCTGCCATGAGCGTTTTGCCAGAACGTCGACCAAGTGCCCACACAGCATGAGTCTTGCCGCCATGGAAAAATTCATCAAGAATATCAGCTTGTTTGTCCCATAGAGGAAGCTTTAACGCATGCCGCGCAAAGTCCGAACATTTAATTGCTGCCATTGAGTGTGCTCATAGGGCGTAGGGCTGTTTTAGGAACAAAAAAGGCTGGCCTTCCGCCAGCAGGATCGGACCAATATTCTTGCTTCATTGCATCCTTGCCGCCAATCCAGCCATGAATAACGGTTTTCTTGTCTTGAATGGTGACAAGAACAAACTTCTTATTGGGACTTTCGTTCTTTTGCACGATCAAATCATAGCCATGGCGACTACGAGTTTTTACGTCAATGCCTGGCAGATCACAAGAGCCACGCTTGGCTTCGGTTTCTTGATAGAGGCAATGCTTAAGGCCGAGATAGCTTGCGACTGCCATTTCTCCTGCGGCGCCCAACAGGTGAATGGTGAGGGCCGTCGCTCCCGTCGCGGCTCCCCCATTGCGTCCCTTGAGCCCCCGTATTTCGTTAACGGCTTGCCTGCGAAAGGCTTCCTTGCAAGCGGCTTCGCGTTCTTCCTCGGTGAAGACGAATTCAATGGGGAGAGCGGGGGCCATAATGTAGAGGCGTCAGGGCCACTATACCCACTGTTAGCATAGAAACAACCCCACAATAGAGAAATGGCTGAGGAAACTGTTGATTTAGGGCATGCCACCGAAGCCGGACTGCGGAATGACGGACTCGCCAATGCGCTGACTGGCATGGGAAGCGGCAGGGATAAGAGCCAATACACCTACACCAAGCCCATTACTTTCCTTATGCAGGAGGAGCTGGAAGGGCTCTATGGGGAATGGCTGCCGCGCCGCATCATCGACATCTATGCAGAGCAAGCCACCCGCAAGGGATTCAAGGTGCTGTTTGGCGGCGAGGGCGCCAAGGCCGAGGAAGTGGTGGGCGTGGAGCAAGTGATCGAGGATCTATATATTCTCGAAAGCTTGATGCTGGCATCAAAGAATTCTCGCCTCTATGGTGGTGCCGTAATCCTGCTCTACATTAACGACGGTCGCTCTGCTGATCAGCCAGTCGACAAAAAGAATATTGCCGAAGTTGAGGGGCTGGAAGTATTAGATCGGTATCAAATTGCCCCGGTAATTACTGAAGAAAATATCTACGATTACGCAAAGGCAACGCACTATCAAATTATTTCCGGCGATTTGATTAATCAGCCCAATCTCACCTACATCCACAAGGATAGGATTTTACGTTTTGATGGTGACTGGCTTCCCTATCGTATCAGGCAAAGGAACTATGGGTGGGGACTGAGCAACTTGCAAGTCGTTTATGACAGCTTCCGTCATTATTGGACTGGCTTGAATTCTGCTGCCACTTTGCTGACTGAATTTGACATTTTTGTTCACAAGATTCGTGGGCTAGCTTCCATGCTTGCTGCTGGCAAGGAAGGGCAGGTCAGGGACAGGCTTGTGCTAAACGACATGAGCAAGAGCGTTTATCGTGGCTATGCCATTGACGCAGAAAAGGAAGAGCTTAACTTTGAAAGCCGTAACCTTGGAGGTATTGGCGAAATTCTTGAGAAGCTTCGCGTAGATATTATTGGTGCATCTAAGATTCCCCACACCTTGTTGTTTGGCGAGAGCCCTGGTGGCCTTGGCTCCACTGGCCGCAGTGAGGAGCGTGACTTTGCCAAGACACTTGCTGACTATCAAACGGCAACGTTTAAACGTCCGTTGAAACAACTGATGGAATACATCCTGCTCAGCAAGACTGGCCCCACCAATGGCCGCCTTCCAGAATCATGGCGCATCCATTTCAACGACTTGTACGAGTTGAATGAGCGTGAAAAGGCTGACGTAAGGGCTCGTGTGGCAGCCGTAGATGGCCGCTACATCCAACTAGGTGTCCTCCATCCAAAAGAAGTGGCAGACGCTCGCTATGGCGGTAGCGAGTGGAACATGGAACTCACTCTCGACCCATCGCTTCCTCGCGAGCTGCCAGTGCAGGGGCGGAGTGGAGGGCAGAGTCAGGGGCAGAGTGGCTTTGCCGTACCCCCTGGTGGCCGCGATCCTCTTGATCAAACATCTGGCAGCTTGCCAATGGATGGCACTCGCAATGCCACTGACAGCACTGGCCCCTACATTTACAATTACAACACGGTTCACGAACGTAGCACGTTTCTGGAGGAAGAATCAGAAACAAACCGTGAAGAAGAGGATTCCTTCTCTGACAAAGATCTTCATCAGCAAGCAGTGGCTGCTGCGAAGAGTAGGTTTGCCGTGTATCCATCTGCCTATGCCGGAGCTTACATCTCTCAAAAATACAAGGATTTGTATAAGCGCAAGTACGGTTCGATGAAGGGTGCATTCAAGGGGAAAAAGAAGGCAATGACAATGCCCAAAACTGATGCCGCAGAGGCCATGAAAGTCTCTGGGCTACTCTTGAATGATTACGACGAAGCTGCCCTGGTCAATCAATCAGACATTGACGCTGCTCTGAATGAATGGAAGACAGAAGCACCAGAGCGTTTCAAGGACATCCTGGAGGCAACTAATGTCGAGCCTTGATAATCTTGCATCATTTAGCGATGCAGTAATGTCCACCAGGATGGACGCTAATTGGTCTTATGACCCCGTTAGCGGTCGTTATCGAGGCGAAAACGGCCGTTTCCTTAGTCGAAAAACCGTTGAAGCCCTGGTTGACGGTCGTGTTGGTAAGCTATCAACGCAACTCAAGGACTATACGAGGCGGCTTTCTGATGGTTCCATCACCATTGATCAGTGGCAGGGCAGTGTACGTGAGGCCCTCAAGGCGGCGCACATTCAAGCGGCGGTTTTGGGGCAGGGTGGACGCAATGCGCTGTCACCTTCAGACTATGGCCGCATCGGTCAAAAGCTTCGTCAAGAATACCGTTATCTTGAACGCTTTGTTCGTGATTTACTTGACGGGGCTGTGTCTAGCGCCCATGCTATTAATCGTATTGGCCTATACGCTGAAAGCGTTCGTAGTTCTTACTGGGAAGGAACTACGGTTCGTCAGGAGCAGCAAGGCTACTCACTCATGCGACGAATCCTGGATGGCCAAGCTGTTCACTGTCAGGATTGCATTGGTTACGCACAAAGAGGAGTAGTGCCAATTGGCAGTCTTCCGATGCCTGGACAACGGTGTGAATGTCGCGCACGATGCAAATGCACTATTGAATATCTGAGGCAGCAAGCTCCGACTGTGCCCATGTGAAGAATTGCTACTATCATCGGACTAATTCCGGTTTTCCCGTGGCAAAAATTCTTTACTGTGGCGATGTTGGTTGTCAGACGGGCTTTGGCCGAGTAGCTGAATATCTGATTCCTGCACTGGCAAAGGAGCACGAGGTGTACGCTCTAGCCGTCAACTATGGGGGTGACCCCAATGAAATGCAGCAGATATGCCAAATGTACCCAGCGATGGCATACGGCACTGACCCATTTGGGTCTGATCGCATTGCTGAACTGGTGCAATGTATTAAGCCGGACTTGGTGTGGGTGACCAATGACTTTTGGATTGCCATCAATCTCTGGCATCAAATCAAAGAGCTAAAGGAAACAATTCCTTTTAAATTTTTCTGCTATACACCAATTGATTCCTACGGCATCTATCCAGAAACAATGCCGCCTACTCAGGAATGGGATGGCCTGGCCACTTACACGCGGTTTGGTGCGGAAGAGCTGAGAAAAGCTGGTTACGACAAGCATATTGATATTGTTGGCCACGGCACTGATTTTACCAAGTTTTTCCCCATTGAGAAAATGGAAAGCCGAAAGGCTTTGGGTGTGCCTGAAGATGTTTTTATTATTTTCAATGGCAATCGAAATCAACCACGCAAGCGAATTGACTTAACGATCAAAGCTTTCATCAAGTTTGCTCTTGACAAGCCAGATGCTCGATTGTGGCTTCACATGGGCAAGAAAGATATGGGATGGGATTTAGTGCCACTGTTTAAGCGCGTAGCTCGCGACATGGAATACGAAAGCGTTGGCAAGCTCATCCTTACCGGCTCAACATTTTCTACCCACAACTGTCTTCCTGTAGAGCAGTTGAATCAGGTGTATAACGCTGTTGACATTGGCGTGAACACTTGCATTGGAGAGGGCTGGGGGCTGGTCAATACAGAGCACGCTGCTACTGGTGTGGCGCAATTAGTGCCCGATCATACTAGTTTTAAGGAGATTTTCCATGACATCCCCCGCATTCCCATCGAAAGCTGGGAAGTCGATAGGAACTATGGACTAGACAGGGGACAGCCCTCTCCCGATGGATTGGCAGAGCTTCTCACGCAATACTACGAGGATCGTGAGCTGCTGGCTTCCGTGGGAAAATTGTGCTACGAAGATGTTCATCAAACAGAACTGACCTGGCCTGCTGTGACGAGCAAGATGGAGGCAATTGTTAAGAGATTGCTTGCGCAGCCCAGCGAGAAAGAGCCTAAAGGTTTCGGCATGCCTGTGAGGATTGATTGATCATGGAAATCTCGCAAATCTTTCTTAGCGATGCTCCGAATGCACAGTTGTCACCTTTTCTGAAGATGACGACTGGCACTGTTAAAGCTGCCTTCCCGGAGGCTAATCACACTATCTACACCAATGAAACACTTCGTCAATTTATTGTTGACAACTATAGCTCTCATGTGGTTTGGGCTTACGATTCACTTGCTCCCTATTCGTACAAGGCGGATCTTGGGCGATTCTGCCTCTTGAATAAGCTTGGCGGATGGTATTTTGACATTGCAGTGAGAGTGATGAATCCAGTGGATATTGGAGAGCGCATTGAATTCCTGGCATTCCGTGATATTCAACGATTTTCGTTCACTAGTTGGGCCTGTGCCACAACAGTGCTTTATTCCAAGCGTGATAACAAGGCATTGCAAACTGCCGTCGATATGATTATTGACAATTGTCGCGAAAAATACTATGGAATCACTCCATTGTGCCCCACTGGCCCAACGCTTTTGGGTGCTGCGCTGGCCGCAAATGGTGGCAATGCAAACCACGTCTTTGGCGACTACCTAGAACTCACGCCCACGCACGAACAGAAGAATCGCGCATTCGTGCTGCCTAATGGCACGATTATGGCATGGAGTAAGCCTTCGGGCGGTGGTGACCTCACTCAACTGGGGGCCAAGGGCACGAACAACTACAACGAACTATGGGCATCCAAAAGGGCGTACACATCATGACTTCTCTCACTGACCTTGCCAACAGCTATAACAGCGACAAGGGAAACGTGTATAAATGCGCTCATCACTACACAAAGCACTACGAAGATATCTTCCGGGTTTATAAATCCAGGAAGAATTTGTCCCTGCTAGAGATTGGTTTGAACCGTGATGACTGCGGCGACATTCCATCATTGCGCATGTATAAAGACTATTTTGGCGAAGAAATAAATCTCTACGGTTTCGATATTCGGCCAGAATTCAAAGCGTTTGAAAGGGAGGGATTCAATATTTACATTGGCGATCAATCTGCTCCGTCAAGCCTTGAACAATGTCTTGCCAAAGATTATGATATTGTCATTGACGATGGCAGCCACGCATCCTCCCATCAGCAGATTTCACTTCGCGAGCTATGGGCAACCGTAAAACCTGGCGGTGTTTATATTATTGAAGACCTACATTGGCAGCCATTTCCCGAATCTTGGCGCAGTACGGCTGAACTTGGTAAAGATTGGTTGCGGGGCGATATGAAGGGGTCGGCATTTCTTTCGCAGTTATGGATGCAACAGTTTGAAAAAGAGCTAAGGGCGGTAGAACTTTTGCCATCCGCTAGCAAGCTGCATGATCCTTCTTTAACCGAAAACGCCCTCCTCATTCTTTGGAAAAAATGACAACTAGCTGGGACTGCTTTGATACGCTTGTCACACGCAGGCGACTTGATCCATTGTCTGTTTTTGACGACATGGGAATCAAGCTTGACTTAGATAATTTTACGGTGCGCCGAAAGGCTGCTGAAGGTCGGGCTCCTTGGACACTGCATACTATCTACGAAGAACTTGCAAAAGATTATCAATGGACTGAAGCACAGAAGGAATATTACAAGCAAGAAGAAATCAACGCAGAGCTAGAACATTGCTGTCCCATTGTTGAAAATATTAACAGGGTTGCAGATGGTGACTTGATCGTTAGCGATATGTATCTACCGCCGGAAGCTGTTGAAGCTATCTTGCGCAAAAATGGCCTCAATAGGGATGTGCAAGTAACTGTCACCACAGGAGGTAAAAGTTCTGGAACCATTTGGAGTACACTTCCACATATTGATTTACATGTGGGGGATAATTTCCACTCAGATGTTGCCAGCCCCCAAAACGCTGGTATCAAGGGAGAACATTACACGGATGTTCATTTGACACCTTTCGAGCAAAACATGGGCGGAGACATGGCTCTCCTGATGCGCGTCATCCGGCTGGCATGTCCCTATGAAAAGGGTAGCCTGATGTGGCATATGTGGATTGATCAGGCGGGGTTAAACATTCCAGCCTTGGTCCTGGCCTCCCTGGAAATTCCTTTGGAGAATGTTGCCTTTGTGATGAGGGATTCGGTCCATTTAAAGCGCATTTATGATGCACTACATAATACAGTAAGCGCTGAATTCCATTGCTCTCGCATTGCCCTAGGGAGCGGAGGAGTTGCTTGGAGAAAATATGTAGAAGAAACTGCTAAAGGAAAGCTTATCGTTGATTTACAGGGGACGGGAGGAAGCGTTATTAATTACTGGCGTCAAACATTCGGGGAGGATCCTCAATTGCTTTACTTGACCGGCACGTTGCGTCTCGGTACATTGCTAGCCCCATGCCTTCACGATGCAATTGAAAGGCTTAACTCCTCCCCGCTTGGAAGCTTGTCCGCTTATCCGCATCGCAAGCCTTGTGAGTTCAACAAAGACGTGCTTGACTGCCAGGAAAAAGCAGTGAGCAATGCTATTGGGCATCTTCCGTATTTCAACTTTTCTCCCAATATCAATGTATTTCGCTTCTTGGTGGAGCAAATGCCCCACACCACAACATTCAAGCAAAACATCCACGTGGATAACCATGAAAACGTTTCTGATGTAGAATAATTTTTACTCTCATACACTCGCAATAGCAAATGACAATGGAAGATCGTGGAGATGCGGCAATGCCTAAAACCAAAAAGGCAAAGCAAGCGAAAATCGCCAAGGTAATGCGCGAATTTAAGGCTGGCACTCTCAAGGGCAGCGACCAAAAAGCCATTACCAATCGCAAGCAGGCAATTGCCATCGCTCTTTCTGAGGCTGGCATGTCGATGCAAGGCAAGAGTGACGAATACTGGGACAGCTACGTGGTGACAATTATGGGCGGAGAGGAGGAAGAGGAGGAAATGGAGGATCCCGAAGAGGGAAAGTCTTAAGGGGAGACGCTGAGTCGTTCTCCCCTCCGTCGCCTGTACGGTCCGCAGCACGTCGCGGGCTTGAATTGCGCAAGAAGTATCGGAAGGGTGGGCTGACCACCCAGGAGGCCGGTAAGCAGGGCATTGGTAGCGGGGTGGCACGGGCGACGAGCCTGGGCAGCGGAGAATCCGTGAGTTTTGAAACAATCAAGCGTATGGCGGCATTCTTTTCTCGTCACGAGAAGAACAAAAGTGGTGGTGAAAATGATGCTGGTTACATTGCTTGGCAACTATGGGGAGGAGATGCGGGTAGGGCGTGGGCAAATCGTGTGATTAAGATGGTTGAAAATCGCCAATCAAGACAGTGAGCGAATACGTCCGTGTGATCGAAGCTGAGGAGGATGGGATTGGCGTGATGAAGGCGCTAGCCATCTTGTCATCCAATGAACATCGCAATACCAGTGAGTGGCACTTGGTTGAAAAGCAATGCTTCAAAAATGGGCGGCTAGACGAAACGCATATTTATTGCGAGAGTCATTACGACAAGCCTGATGAGTATTTTGAAAAGACAAAATTCCTCACCTTTGAGGTGGAGGCAATGGCAAAAGCGTACATCATGGAGGGCATTGAAGAAGCAATTCGCTCCACTCAAGAGGAAGGCGACGAAGACTAATCTCTTATTGCGTTGACAACAAAGCTAGGCATGCCCAGAAGCCATAGCACGGACAATCCATAGAGGCCGCTTAACGTGGCTAGTTGCACTGCGCTTGGCTCTGTTTCGCCGTTTTCAATACGGCAGTAAGTGGATTGTCCAATGTGCAAAACTTGTGCCACATCACGCTGGGTAAGGCCGCTGTTTAGTCGTGCATCTTTTAGCCGCGAAGCTACCAACGCACGACGTTGGTAGTGTGGCATGTTCATCGCATTGACACTGCTGGCCACAAATCTAGTCACGTGATTCGTCTCTGGTTCAGGAATCGCAATCTAACACAAAATGTTTGCTATTCTTAATGCATGAGCACCACATGCTTTCGCTACGATGTAGCGCCAATCGAGAAATACGAAACCACACCTGAGGGTTACCTGAGGTGCTGGTCTACTATTGCGCGGACAGGTGTACAAAATTACACCAATTCCGATGGTTCGATTCGGCGCGAATATCGTCCCGTAAGCGAAGTGGCGTCTCCCGAAAGCTTGGCCTCGTTTGCGGGCAAAGCAATCACTCTTGAACATCCTCCCGTATTGCTCGATAGCGACAACACTAAAGACTATCAAATTGGCTTTAGTGGCACGGAAGTGGTTTATGACAACGGATTTGTCCGTGCAGTCATGACCATTACAGATGCAAAAGCAATTGAGCAAATTATGCGTGGTGATGCAAAAGAGGTAAGCGCTGGCTATAGGGTTTCCTATGATCCGACGCCTGGTGTTACCGAAGGTGGTGAAGATTACGATGGCATCCAAACGGGTATCAGCGGAAATCACATTGCTGTGGTGCGCAGGGGCCGGGCGGGCCCGCAAGTGAAGCTACATCTGGATCGTCTGGATGCCGCTGATCCATCTCTAATGAATACTGAGGAACCATCTATGACTGCTAAGGTCGTGTTTGATGGCGCCGAGTTCGAGGTGACCGAGAGCGTAGCTCTGGCGATCACCAAAGAACGTGAAGACGCCAAGATGTCCTACGAGGACATGAAGAAAAAATACGATGGCATGATGTCCGAAGCTTCTTCCCTCAAGGAAGAAATGGACGCCATGAAGAAGGAAATGAGCGGTAAGTGCGACTCTGCTGAAGGTCGTGCTGATGCACTCGCCGAAGAAGTGGAAGTCCTGAAAACGGACCTTTCCGCTGCTCAGCAAGTGAACGTCGACAGCCTCGTCGAAGAGCGCATTGCTCTGATTGACAAGGCTCGCACGTCGCTTGATTCCGCTTTTGATTTTGCTGGCAAGTCTGCTCGTGAAATCATGGAAGCTTCCATCAAAACTGTTCGTGGCGACGAATGTGATCTGTCGGATCGTTCCGATGATTACGTGACTGCCATGTTCGACACCCTGGCTGTAACCAGCGCTCGCGCTGATTCTGCCAACACTGATGAGCTGCGTAAAGCTGTTGCTTCTATCGCTGCTCCTCTTTCTGCACCTGCGTCCTACATGGACAAGTTGCAGAATGCTTGGAAATCCCCTCTCTCCGTCTCTAAGGAGCGCTGATCCATGGCCGTAACTTTCTCTGCCTCGGGGACTGCTTCTGCAGGTGGCGTGCAACAGAGCTATGCTCTGACTCACGTTGCTCTGCTGGAAGGTCAACTCTCCGACGCTCGCGATAACACCATTGGCACCTATGTCAATGAAACTGGCGCTGTTCTTGCCTTTGGCAACGGCGTTTCTTATAACACTAGCGGCACCGTTGCTAACTCTGCAAAAACTCTTGCAGGTAGTGGCGAGTCCTTCTTGGGCGTTAACGTTCTCACTTATGTGGACGAAACCGCTCTGAATACCAATGGCCGTCCCGGTGTCAAGGCTGCTCAGGTGGCCAACGTCATCAATCAGGGTGGAGTTGCCGTGTACGTTCACGGTTCTGTTACCCCTGCGACTGCTGTTCGCGTGATGCACACCACTTCTGGTGTTCGCTACGCAGGTCAGTTCACTGCTGCCGCTGTCCCCACCCGCTCGGCAGTGCTGTCCAATGCCCGTTACCTTAACGCTGTCACTGGTTCCGGCCTGGCAATTCTTGAGCTGAACGGTCCTTCCTTCACCCTCACTGGCGACTCGTAGGAGACTTACCAATGAACGATTTTCGCATGGATGATGCGGGTCTGTTTCTCCAGCGTCAGCTTGAGTACATCCGCCCCCAGGTATTTGAAACTGTTTACGCAGACATCAAGTACCCCACAATTCTGCCTGTAACCAGCGAAGCTGGTCCTGGCGCAACCACTTTCACCTATCGGATCATGGATTCGACCGGTGAGTTCCGTCTGCTGGCCGACAGTGCTGACGATCTGCCCCGTGCAGACGTGAGCCAAGTCGAGAAGAGCATCAACATCCGCTCCTTCGGTGGTTCCTTCGGTTATTCCGTCCAGGAACTGCGTGCCGCACAAATGGCTAACGTTGCTCTTGAGCAGCGCCGTGCTACTGCTGTGCGTCGTGCTTACGAGGAGAAAGTGGAAAGCGTTGCCATGTTTGGCGAAGCTTCTGTTGCTCTCACCGGCTTCTTCAACAATGCCACTGTTGACATTGTTGCTGCTGACAAGTGGTTCACCACTGCTGGTATCACTGCTCAGGAAATGCTGGAACTGTTGAACTATGGCGTTAGCGCCATCATTAATGGTTCACAGATGAAGGAGCAGCCCGACACCATTCTGCTTGCTTACGAGGACTACAACAAAATCAGCGTCACTCGCAACTCCGATTCTTCGGACGTGACTGTGCTTGAGTATTTCCTCCGCACCAACCCCTACATCACGAACGTTGAGCCCATCAACCAACTGACCAAGGGTAAGAATGGTGGCAAGCTCAACACCAGCCGCATGGTGGTGTACAAGCGTGATCCCGAGAAAGTGCAACTGCACATTCCCCAACCCCTTGAGCTGTTCCCCGCTCAACAACGTGGTCTTGAGTTCATTGTCCCTGCTCACGCTCGCGTGGGTGGTGTGGCTCTGTACTATCCCAAGAGCATGATCTACGTTCAAGCTTCTTCTTGAGCCTAGACAAGCAAGGGGCGTTAAGCTAATCATCAGTTCTTAAGAACATTCAAATGTTGATTGCTTATCGCCCCGAACTTGAAAATCCACCTCGTGAAGGCGGGTTTGGCATTATCACCGAATCAGGCATGATTCAACTTGCTCCTGGTCTCAACCAGGAAATCCCAGAGCAGCAATGGGCAAAAGCGCGTGAAAACGCTTCCATCAAGCGTCTTATGACAATTGGTGCCATTGAAGAAGTGAGGGAGCAACTGACTGTAGAAGAAATTCCACATGACGTGCAAACTCTTTCCAACATGCCTCTCGTTGAAGCCATTCGCACCATTGAAATCATCCATGATCTCGGCCAACTGACCGAGTGGAAGAAGATTGAAGGTCGCGTGAGGGTTCGTAATGCCATTGCCAAACGCCAGGAAGCAATCAAAATTGGCAGGGCATAATAATGACCGTCACCTATGCAAGCTTCCTTGATCGGTTCCCTGAGTTCACTCCCCATCCGGCGGGGATTGTCAATGGGGCCATTTCCGAGGCAACTGCTGATGCGTCTGAAGATGTGTTTGGAGATCAAACAGATCGTGCAGTAAAGCATTTAGCAGCTCACATCATTGCTATTCAACTTGCACAGATGGGCGTTCAAATTGGCGCCACAGATGGCAAGGTGTACGGCAAAGGGCTGGAGGCCACTCAATATGGCCAAGAGTTCAAACGAATGCTTGAAACCGTCGCTGGTTCTTTCACCATTGGTTTTGTCGCATGATCAACGGAATGTCGCCATTGGCAAACGCTACGCTCACGTGGAGCGTTGCTTCTGGTTACACCACTGATTCTGACACTGGCAATTACATTCCCATGACAAGTGGTGTTGTGTATTATGCCAGTCTTAGGCAAAAAGCCAATCCACGGTACGATTATCTGCTAGGTGCTGATAATACGGCTGTGTACATGGAGGGACGCTTGACAGGGCCACTAGCCCTCTCTGGCATCACTCCCGGCAGCAATGCTTCTGCAACAATCAATGGAAGAGAAGGACGGTTTGAGCTTCTGCCTAACGAGCAAATTGCTGAACATTATTGGCAATTTCTCGGCACGCCAATCAGAGGAATATTTAGACTGGTTGGCAAAGGAAGCGTCTTGAACGCTTAACCGTTCCTTCTTTTTATCCCATCGAGGAAAAATGACTCTCTACCACCCAACTGAATTGGTTAAGAGCCAAGACGTTATCATTCGTGTTGGCTCTATTTCCGGTACTGCTCGCCCTGTGATCACGCAGAGCGGCGCTACCTTTACCGTGAGCGGTACTCCTACGCTCTACACCCTGCAGGCGGCTACGACAGCTTCTCTCGCCTTCAACGACAATAACACTGAGTTCTACGTCCTTGGCGGCGGTGGCTTCTCTGATAGCGTGATCACGACTTCTGCCGTGACTGCGTCAATCACCTCCTACTTCCAGAAGGATATTGACGGAACCGTCTTCGTTCCCAACTCTTTTGACGAAGCATTCCAGGTGATCAGCTCTGCTCGCTACGACAAAGATGCTGAAGTGTACGTTGAAATCAACAAGCAACTTGGCGTTAGTGGCACTACGTTTTACTATGATCGCGTGGCATTTGTTAGCCGCGTGATGAACTACAACGAGAGCTATCCTGCTGATAACCTCGTGGAAGTTACCTTCGATTTGATGAGCCGCAGCCGCATTGGCATTCACCAGAATGCAACCAGCTCTGGCACGCTCAATCCTTCTGCTCCCAACAGCTAAGCATTTCCTCCATAGCTTTGCTAGCCTTCCTTTACGGGGAGGCTTTTTTTATTGTGAACATAGTTCAATTTCGAGACACTATTAATACATTGCTAAGCGCCAGTCCCGATTTGATTGGCACTTATGCGCTTCCCAACGGAAGCATGGTGCCAGCCATTTATACGGTGGGGAGGCAAAGCGTACCAAGCGACTGGAAGGCAACAGGCCTGGAAGTAACAATTCGAGAATTTCCAGAACAACTTCCTACCGTCATGGTTGGCACGTTGAGAATTTTACAGCAATGGGAGGTAATGCTGGTGCAATATACAGGTAGCAGTTCTACGCTTGCCACAGCAATGGAGCGCATGACCAGACGGTTCCCTGATGGTACATTTCGTTTTCTCCCGGGAGATGACGTGGGCTATGACCGCTGTAGGATTATCATTCCAGACACTATTCTTCGCAACATTTACCCGTCTATATAGCGGTGATAATAACCTCTGCCAAAATTCATAACTCCGCCGCGCTCGAACAAGCACTGGCCAATGCTTTCAAGAAATGGGCAAAAGAAGATATCAATGAGGCGCATTGGGACGACCAGTTCAAGGAAATGGGCCGATGGGCATATGACAATGAAACAAAACGCAAAAGGACTGGTGAAGTTGTTGGCAGTCCTCGCGACATTTACGACTATGGACTGTTGTACGAAAGCGGAGTCGAAAGCTTTAAGATTAACGAATCGCCATCGGGAATTGAAGCAACTTGGCACTGGGACGCCAAAAACTCATCAGGGGAGGAGTACGCTTGGTACGTTCACTATGGGAAGGGGACAAACGTAACAGCGCGTCCTTTTACCGATGACATTTCCATCCCATCGTCGTTCTTTTACAAGGGGCCAGGCAAAGCATTGGTGCTTAGAATCAGGGCCCAGCTAAAGACTCTTAATGGAAATTGACTATCTATGGAGTGACGACGGCTCGGTCCATGCCATAAACTGCCTGAAGAGCAACAACGACTTAGAGGTGGGCATCCTTTGCCTTATGTCCATTCTCGAAACCACCATTAGAATTGCTAACGACAAGCATTCATTCGTCGTGGAAATTCCAAAAGAATTTCAATCTCAAAACGAACGAGTGAAGGCATTTAACGCCACTTTAAACATTTTAAGCCATGAGCAAGTATAGCTTTCTAGTCGCCAGCAAGGAAATCCAATATTTCGACCTCACCCCGACCGTGCGGATGAAGAAGTTGGGTGGCTGGCTTGTCGCCGAATCTATTGAGCAGGAAGAGATTTCCAAGCTTCAAAGTCAATCCACTATTCGTGCTGTTCAACTGGCAAAGCGCATTGCGGCTGCCAAGGGTGTTTCCCTTGATGAAGCATTTGCTCTGTTGCAGGGCGGCGGTGTTGGCTCCGAAATGGACCTGCTGAGTGACTTCACGGAAGAAACTCTCAGCATGATTGGTAGCGGGGGCAGTGTGGAGGGCAACAATGCACGACTGGTCACTGCATTTATCCGCTGTCGCGGCGAAGGCTTGATCGACGATGTATGGACAGCAATGCCCGACTGGTCGATGGAAGACACGACTGGCTTCACCAGGGAGGTTATCAGCAAGGCTCTTGACTTCATTGGAAGCGAGCAAGAGGTGGAGGCAAAGGCAGCCGCAAAAAAAACACCGAAGAAGACGACTGCTGCCACACCGAACGAATAGAAAAGCAAGCCAAGGCAGTGCTTGCGTCCCTTACTAAATGGGACGACATCTATCATCGCTTATGCGCCTCCGACCTCAATGATGGGCGATGGAACGCTCAGCATTTTGGCATGCAGAAAGTTGACGATGTAAAAAAAGCACTGCAATGGCTGGAAAATCACGACCTGCAGAAATACAACATCAGTAGTATCTCTACCGCGAAGCTGGCCACTTTAGTTCTTGGCGCTTTAGGGGGAAAGAGTGTGAAGCCAAACGTGAATGACTATCTTCCATTCGACACTCGCCGAGTCAGGAAAGATCGCGGTGTTTCAGCGGAAAGCCTTGCTGTGCTGCGGCAATTGATGAAAACCAGAAGGATGAATGGACGAGTAATAGCCCTGTTGGCGGATGAATTAAAGATGGCTTCACAGCGTGAAGAATGAAGTATTTGCTATGCTTGAAACAATAGGGCTCGTGTAAAATGGCAGTCGGAGCTGGAAGTCCAGAGCTTAAGCTAAGCGTTGGTTTTGACCTTAACTATTTCAAGGGTCAACTTACGGCTCTCGGAGCGGCTGCGTCTTCATATTATCTGCCAATCAATATCAAGTTTGATCGTCGTGGCATTCAAGACGAAGTTACAAAATTAGGGAAAAATATTAGCGGCAGACAATACAATTTAAAAGTTGAAGTTAAATCCCTAGAAACTGCCATTAAGCAGGCCAGAGAACTTCAAAAAATTCTAGGACAAAGCAGGGGACAAACTGCTCGCGCCACTGCGTTGCAAGGGATAACGGGTAAAGATAAATCTGGCAAGGTTATCCTAAAGGCAGACGACATTAGAAAAGTTTATTCAGCCGCAATGAAGGCTGGCATTGAAGGGCTTTCTGGCAACATTAAAGCAAGCCGACCAGTCATTGAAAAAGAATTAAAAAGCGCTTTTGGCGGTGCGTCAGATAATGCGCTGAAAGGATTGATCAATGGCCTGGCAAGTGGCGAGGGCGACCTTAAAAAAGTTGCAGGCAATCTTGGCAATGCAATTATTGAGGAATTAAATAGATCACTAGAAATTCGCTCTCCATCAAAGAAAACGCAACGAGTGGGGGAACAAAGTATTGATGGTCTGGTCAAAGGCTTTGTCACTCGTTCTGTGCGCATGGAGCGATTTCTTGCAAAGACAATTAGCAATTTTGCAATTGGCGCTATCTACGAGGGACTGTCCACCCTTGGCAATCTTGCTCCCGCTTTCGCCCCCCTAGAAAAACAACTCCAATCACAATTTACTAGAAGCTTTCAGAAAGCAATTAGCGCAGGTCTTGAAGCTTCCAAGATCCCAGGATTCAAGGGAGGATTGCTTGGTCTATTAGGTGGTGGCACAACTGGAGCATTGGTTGGTGGCGCAAAGGGACTAGGCGGAGCTGTCTCTGGCGGTCTCAGTCAACTGGGAGCGGGCGGCATGCGTGGCGTCCTGTCACAAATGGGACGATTGGGTCATGGCGACACGTCTGCGTGGACATCATTTATTCAAGATGCGATGGACCAAGCATTGCATCAGGCTTTCAGCCCTAGCATTCTTGGCGCTGTAATTGGTGCTGCCGCCGTTGGTGGAGTAGCAGGTTCTACTGGATTTGTTAAAGGTGCATTTAACTCCTTGACAAATCAAGTTATTGAGAAAATTGTCAATACGCTTCTTTCCGCAATTTCGGGAGATCTTGTCAATGATGCCGTTCCAGTATTAAGAGCATTTGCAAAAACATTTGTTCAATCTTTGACCACGGATCTTGCGCGGCATTTGCCGCTTAATATTTCATTTCCTCCGATGCTGCCGGCTTTGCCTCCGGCGTACAGAGGGATCAATCCTGCTGCTGGTCCGGCTGGATTGCTTTCGCCTGGAATCCAAGCCGTAGGCGCATTGCCCCCGGGGCCCCCTCCTACAGGGCTTCTGCCTCCGGCGTACAGGGGAATCTATCCTGCTGGACCACGATCTCCATTAGGGCTGCTCCCACCTGCCTACAGAGGCTTACCTTCTGGCGCTATGCCAAGGGGGCTCTTGGGTGCATCTGCGGCGCCATTTGGTCTGCTGCCAAGCGTTACTAAAAAATCGTCTATTGCATCTGGCGTTGAATCTCTATTTGCCGCAGGCGGTCCAGCTTTCCCGGACGAACCCGCTGGCAAGCTTGCGCTTACGTCTAAAGCATTAAAAGCAAGGGTTGATTTAATACTGGCTGAATATTTTGCGGCGGCTGGAAAGACAGTTGAAAATGCTTTTGACCCAAGAGCATTTAAAGCACAACTCAATACATTTGCCTATCTTGTTCAAGCTCTTCGTGACGCAGAGTTACGGACAAAAGGATTGCTAGGTTCTTTTGGTCGCGAGCGTACTTACACGGGAAGACCTGTTGCCGGAGAGGGCATTAACTTACCAGCAGTTTCCACGCTCGAGCAACGATTACTGCCACCGGCAAAACCAACTGACTTCACTGGAACGCCCTTCTTCAGAGCCCCCGATAACGCATCAAGCAGAACGCGAATTCGCAGACCATTGACAACAGGGCAGGGAGTGCCCAGTGGTCCGATGGGTGGGGGCGCGGAAGCAGATGCGATTGTCAGGGCGGCGCAGAATACTCTGAAACTTAACCTGGCTACAAATATTGCCAAAAAAAGTTTTGAAGGACTTACCGCCAGTCAGTTACCGTTGATTGGTGGAATTAGATCGCTTGGTGGCGAATTTGCCAATGCCACAAAACAAGTATTACTGTACGGCACTGCTTACAGAGCGCTTGGTTTTATCACGTCTCTTCCCGGTCAAATTTTAAATGCCGCTAAAAGCCAGCAACAATATACAAACGGGCTAAAAGTTGCCACACAAGAAACTGGTACTTTCGCGAAAGAATTGCTCTTCGTTGATAATGTTCAACGGGCATTCGGCTTGAACCTGGAAACAACTCGTACTGGCTTTACAAGGCTTTACGCCTCAATGGCGCCCACTGGATTTGACTCTGGATCCATTGAAAAACTCTTCACGGGTATCAGTGCAGCCACGGCATCACTGCAACTAACGCCAGACAAGGCGGAACGAGTGATTTATGCCTTTGGTCAAATGGCCAGCAAAGGCCAAATCATGAGCGAAGAACTTAAGGGGCAGTTGGGTGATGTACTGCCTGGCGCTTTGGCCATCTTCTCAAAGGCCGCTGGAATGTCCGTCAAGGAATTCAGCAAGGCGATGGAAGATGGTGAATTTGTTGGCAGTCGTTTTCGAGAAGTATTTGCCAAGGTAAGCGATGAGTTGATGAATCGCTTTGGCACGGGAGCACAGGCCGCAGGCAAATCGCTCCAAGGCCTGTTAAATACAGTTGGCGGAGATTTCCAAAGAACGCTTGAATCATTCGCCCCATTGGCAGATACTGTAGCGCAAGCAATTCTTGTGCCACTCGGAGGAGCCTTGCGTCAGCTTTCAACAAGTGCTCAGATTGCAATGGGTGAAATAGATCGCGTGCGTGCGCAATACAAAACGGCACTGGGAGATGTGCGTGATTTACGGGCCGGAGGAGCCAGTGCCGTTCAAATCAAAGCGGCAGAACAGAACGTTGCTGCATTAGCGGCTCGCTATCGTTCGTTGAATCAAGCGCTAGAAGATCCTGCTGTCGCAAAACAAGTTAAAGACATTCAGCTTTTTGTACAAGAATTGACAAAGGCGGGAACGTTTGTAATGAATGTTGCCAGGGCCATTGGCGGCATACTCGCTCCTGCTATTAATTTCCTGGGAACTAACTTAACCGCCACAATTGCCACGATTACATCTTTCTACATTGGTTTTCAAACGGCTCGCCTAGCGGCTTCGGCATTGATGGGAGTCCTGTTGCTCTATAGGGGGCTGTCAGCCTTGATGGGCCTTAGCACTGTGGCATCTCAGGCAAATGCGTTGGCAGGTGCTTTTAATATTCTGGGTGTGAGCGCAACTGGTGCTCAGGTTAAGCTGATAGGCTTGCGTGTTGCATTGACAGCTCTTGTCGCCACGACAGTAGTGGGAGCAGTTGTGGCTGGCATTGTTGCAATTGCAGGTGCCTTTGCGACAATGGGCAACAGAGCGAGGGACGCGGCCCAGGGATCGAAAGAGGCAGCAAAGGCCGCTATGGATGCAGCGTCAACTGGCAATGTAGCCGGAGCCGCCATGAACGTGCAAACTGTTCTGGCGGAGTCGCGCAAAAATGAGACAGCTCGCAAAACGCTAGAAAGCATCCAGGCCAGGGCAACAAAGCAGCAAAAGGGTGGCGTTGTCGGAATGAGAATCACTCCAGAAGAATCGGCGGCGTTGCAAGCATCCGCTCTGACGGCTGGAATGATTACTGCTGGCGTATCGAGAGGCGGATTCAGGGAAATTCGGGCGTTGTCAAGTAAGGAGCAACTGGCAAGAATCAAGGAATTTGGCAGCGTAGCTGGTCAAGCCGCAATTGACCTAAAAGAAGCCAAGGCAGCCCTAGTCCAGGCCCAAAAAGTGTCCAAATTGACTGGAATGAACCAGCCCAGTCCATCTACTACGGCCATTGATGATGCCAAGGATAAAACAAAAGCAAAGAGCCTGGAAGGCTTTTACAAGCTTGAAGACGACCTCGCAAAAGCAATAACAGAAGGAGAAATTGATCGCGCCAATATGTTGTTTGAGCATAAGAAAAATCTGCTTAATACTTATTACGACATCCAAGATGCACGTGCCAACAGCTTCCAGAAGGAAACCATTAAGTTTCAGCGAGAGATTACCAATATTGAAATGGACAGGCAAAAAAGTGCTTTAGATGCTCAGAATTCTGTAAAGAAGATACAAGGTAGCGTTGCGGGCGGCGCCACGGGATTGCTTCAAGGTAGCACTGGCGTTTCAAGCGGTGCCCACTTTGACGTGAGGAGGCAAGATGGTAAATACATTAGCCCCGAAGAAGCTCGTGCATTGTTTGATCCGGCCACAGCAAAACAATTATCACTCACAAGCAAATACGGTCCTCGCACTGCACCAGTGCCGGGAGCAAGCACCTTCCACCGAGGCGTTGATCTTGCGGGCCCAGCCAACACGCCATTGAACCTAGCGGCTGGATACAGCATGATGGGGGCAGGAGAGAAAGGCGGCCTTGGTTTCACGGCATCGGTTCGCGGGCCGCAGGGAACGATGTATGACGTGGGTCATCTACAACGGCCCGGAGCCGGAGCGGGGACCATCCGTCCGGTCAAGGGCAACGAAAGCCGTGATATCAAGGCGGCGGCAAAAACCGAAATCGAGCTGCAAAAAGAAAGCCTGGCGCTTAAGTACGCCGACGAATTGGCAATTCAAAGGCAGACTGCCGCCATGGCAAATTATTTAGCAGCAATGCTGCCCATAGCGGAACAACAGCTTCAAAATCAAATCCTGGAAAAACGCACAGCCCTGCAACTGGCTGGTACTCCCCAAGCGTTAATAGACAGAGAGATGGAGCTTTACGAAGCTGAAACAAAAAATACCGCAGCCATTGAACTACACCGGGACAAGATTGCAGAGTTATCCAAACAGAAAGGCGCGGATGGCAAGCTTACGGAAAACGCAGTCAGGCTCATGGCGCTTGAGCAAAAAGCTCTTGACGAGCTAATTGCAAAATTCCCTAAGTACAAGGCACTGTTGCAGGAGGCTGGACAATTAAAAATGCAGGCTGGTTTTGCTCGTGACATGGGGGCTCTCAAGGATCAGCTTCAGCTTGCAGCAATTATTGATCCACGAATGGAACAGAAGCAGAAGTACATACAAGAGGGTCTTACTCCAGGGCAAGCTGATGAAAAAGTTAGGCTCGAAGAGCAACTGGCCGCTGTTACCAGATTGCGAGATGGCTACAGAGGGCTTGCTGATTCCATTGGCGGCTCCTTTGGCCAAGCTTTCAAGGGTGTCATTTCCGGCTCAATGACGGCACGGGAAGCGCTGGCTGGTTTCTTCCAAAGCGTGGCAGATTCATTCCTCGACATGGTTGCCCAAATGATTGCGGCATGGATGAGGACCATGCTCCTCCAAGGCTTCCAGTCATTGTTTGGTTCCGTCCTTGGCGGCATGGGAGGAGGATTTAAGTTTCCAGGGACAACTGGATTGGGAACCAACTTCAGCTCTGCCATTGGAAACAGCACTGGCATTCCGTTCCAATTTGCCAATGGTGGCATCGCCCCTGGCGGATTCCGTGCTTTTGCTTCTGGAGGCGTTGTCACAGGCCCCACGCTGGGCCTTGTAGGCGAAGGGCGTTACAACGAGGCAGTGATTCCCCTGCCAGACGGCAAGAGCGTTCCAGTGAACCTCAGGGGCGGTAGTAATGGCAATAACGGTCCCGTTAACGTCGTAGTGAATGTTGACGCAAAGGGCAGTACAGTGGAGGGAGATGAAGACAAGGCTAATGAATTGGGACGTGCTATTAGCGCCGCTGTCCAGTCAGAATTGATCAAGCAACAAAGGCCCGGTGGCATGCTTTCTGGCCCTCGACGCTAACCAAGCCGTTACTGCAGCCTCCAGCCCGCACAAACAACTATCACCTTAAATTTCTGATGGCCACTTTCCCCTCCATTGCTCCAAGTTACGGAATGCAAAAAGGAAGCAAGCCCAATGTAAGACAGATTAAGTTTGGGGACGGCTATTCTCAACGTGTTACCGTGGGACTCAATCAAAACCCCAAGAGCTGGAGCCTCACGTGGAATGTATCCATAGCCGATGCTGCCACCATAGAAGCCTTCCTCGATGACCGGGCAGAGGACGCAGCCTCTTTCACCTGGACGCCTCCAGACACGGATACAAGTTATCAATGGATTTGTTACGATTGGTCCAAAAGTGTTGACAGCGTGAGGAGCGTAACCATTCAGGCAACTTTTGATCAAGTATTTGAGCCATGACTTACAGCGCATCTCTTAGGGCTGAATCACAAAAGATAAATCCATCGTCGTTAATCGAGCTATACAAGCTTGACTTATTCGCAAGATTACATGGCTCCACTATTTCTTATTATTTTCATGACGGGACAAATGCATTAACAGAGGGCACTCGCAATATAGTATGGGCGGGACAGACTTATACAGCATTTCCCGTGCTCGTAGAAGGATTTGAGTATGCAGGAAATGGTCAGCTTCCCCAGCCAAAGCTAAAAATTGCAAATACAAGCGGAGGTATTAGCACTATCTTGGATGCCATTAGGCAAGTAAATCCAGGAAATGATTTAATCGGCGCAAAGTTAACTCGCATACGCACGTTTGCTCGTTTTCTGGATGCCGTTAACTTTCCAGGCAGTGTAAATCCATGGGGAACACCAGACAGCACAGCAGAATGGCCACGAGAAATTTATTATGTAATCCAAAAGTCAGTTGAGACGAGGGATCTCTGTGAATTCACCCTCGGAAGTGCCTTTGATTTGCAAGGCGTCAGAGCGCCAAAACGTCAATGCTTAAGTAATTTATGTTCATGGGTTTATAGGTCATCAGAATGCACTTATACCGGGGGAAGATATTACACAGTGACGAATGCCTTGACGATTAACCCGCTCGAGGATGTTTGCTCTAAGACTATTGACGGCTGCAGGGCAAGATTTGGGGAAGTTCAAACAATTGGACTTGTAACAAAGAACAGTTCGGTGATTACCAATGTTGACTCCGCTGCTATTAAGCAAATTTCGCCGGGGGATACAATTTGGGGCTTTGGGCTCACCCCATCGTCCACGACGGTCACAGCAGTGAATACTGAAAATTTGACACTCACAGTTAGCACACCATCGACCAATACATCAGTGTTTAGCAATTCAACTGGCCATCTGGAGCTGTCTGGATTGGTGGTCAACGATGGCCTTCAGATCAGAATTCCCAATAGCGGTGAAATTCCCACTTACGGAATGATAGTATCAGGCCCCTTTCTTCCGACAGACGAAGATGTTTATGTTACCAGCGTTACTGGTCCAACTGGTGGCTATTACTATGTTAATTTAAGCATTTCATTCAACACTGGACTCATTGGAACGCTTCGCGGCACAAGAACCGATGCATACATTTCGTATGCCACTGGCATACCTATTTACATCAATTGGAGTCTAGCTGATCCAATTACCACCATGGTTGTCGGTGATTACATTTTCCCAGGCGTTGATAAACAAGCGAATAGCAGTATTTACTTAAATACAAAAGTCTCAACTATTACTCTTTCGCAATGCTCGGTCACGCCAAGTAAACCCCTTGGCTACCCGCCAAACACTAACAAGGTTATTGGAACAATTAGCATTTATCAGGCGTTGACGCCAACTACATCCACTTATAGCTTTCGAGGACAGAACCTTTATACTGTTCGTACTGGCAGCTTGTTGCCATTTGGCGCGTTTCCTGGATTGTCCAGCTTCTTAGTATGACTTGGAAAACTGATGCCATGGACCATGCCAAGGCAGAGATACCAAGGGAATCTTGTGGCCTTCTTGTTGTTATCAAGGGACGTAAATGCTACTGGCCGTGCAATAATCTCAGCGCGGATAATACCAACTTTATTTTGGATCCCGACGACTTTTGTGCTGCAGAAACTGCTGGAACAGTCGTTGCCGTCATCCACAGTCATCCAGACACCCCACCGCACCCCAGTGCTGCAGACAGAATGGCTTGCCAGCATTCGGAAATGCCATGGCATATAGTAAATCCAGTCACTGAAGAATGGGGCTTGTGCAAGCCAGAAGAGTTTCAGGCGGACCTAATTGGAAGGGAATGGGTGTGGAATGTTTTTGATTGCTGGAGTTGCGTTCATCAATGGTATGCACAGCAGGGCTTTACTTTATCAGACTACAAGCGTCCGCCAACTCCAGAAGAGTTTGAGGAATGCCCATTGTTTGATCAATACTGGGCTGATGCAGGTTTTCGCGAACTAGAGGATGGAGAGCAGCTACAAGAAGGTGATGCGATATTGATGTCCATTGCAGGAAAAACAAACGAATTGAATCATGTTGGAGTGATCGTGGAAGACGGTCGATTGCTGCATCATTTGAGGGGGCGACTGTCAAGTGTTGATATGTACGGGTCATGGCTTCAAAAGAGCACTGGAAGGCGTCTGAGGCTCTACAATTGGACAAGGCGGTCTTCTTAATCTCATGAGAATTATTAGACTGTACGGACCCCTAGCAAAGTTCCTAGGTAGGCAAACCTTTGAGGCTCAAGTGGCATCTGCTGCTGAAGCTGTTAGATTCTTGGTGACAAACTTTCCCCAGTTAGAAGCCTTCATGGCCAATAAGCACTATCGAGTGAGTGTTGGCAATTATGATTTGGGCGAAGATGAATTGCATCATCCTGCTGGCCAGCAAGAAATTGCAATCGTACCGGTATTCACGGGGGCCGGTGGTGCTTTTGGGAAAATTTTGCTGGGGGTGGCGCTCATCACATTGTCATTCTTCATCCCAGGCTCCTGGGCAATTGCTGGCATCGCCCTGAAAGGGCTTGCTTTTACCATTGGCGCAAGTTTGGCATTGAATGGTGTCAGTCAATTGCTAATGCCAGTACCTTCAATGAAAACTGGAGAGGACAAGTCAGCAGATCCAAAATTATCATACAGTTTTTCGGGCGTGCAAAACGTTAGCAGGCAAGGCGTGCCGGTCCCGATTTGCTATGGCCAAGTGCTCGTTGGATCCATTGTTGCTTCCGCTGGTATTGACGTGGTGCAAACATGACTGACAAAATCTTATCAGGCGCTGGTGGCCGTGGTAACCGCAAAGGTGGTGCAGCGCAGCAGCAAGCCTTCTACACTCCTACGACAGCCGTAGACAATTTAAACAGCATTGCCTATGCCAATGTTATAGATATATTGTGCGAGGGTGAAATCCAAGGGCTCGTTGATGGCGAAAGCTCAATTTTTCTGAACAATACACCGTTATATAGCAACGGCCAGTATAACTTTAAGAATGTTTCCGTGGCCACAAGGAATGGCACACAGGACCAGTCATTCCTACCCTCTCTTGAGGCCACACCTATCACCGGAACGCAAGGAATTTATAGTGAAGTAAGCGTAGGTGTGACAGTCGAGTACGGCATTCCAATTGTTCGCACAATTACCGATCCCAGTGTTAAATTTATAAACGTTACCATTACATTTCCAGCGCTTCAAGAGCAGAAAAGCAATGGTGATATTGTTGGCACACTAGTTCAACTAAGCATTTCACTACAGGGCGCTGGTAGTGCCAGCTATCAAACTCGACTTGTCAAGCAAATTTCGGGGCGCACTGGTGACACATACCAAGTCTCTTACCGAGTGGGCTTAACTGATGTAGCTTTTCCAGTGAATATCAAGGTGACGAGAGATACTATCAATTCCACGTCTTCAAGCTTGGTAAATGCTTTCCAATGGACAAGTTATACTCTTGTAAAAACAGCACAGTTGAGGTATCCAAATACAGCCTTCGTAGCACTGCGTGTTGACGCTGAGCAGTTTAATTCGATCCCTGCCCGGTCGTATTTGATAAAGGGTCTCAAGGTTCGCATTCCTAGTAATGCAACGGTCGATCCGGCCACGGGAGCACTTATTTATGATGGCGTATGGAATGGCACCTTTGGAGCGGCTGCTTACACCACAGATCCCGCCTGGTGCTTATTCGACCTTTTGGTCTCACGGCGCTATGGATTCGGCGATTATATATTAACAGACGCGGACAAAGCCAATGTAGGAAATTTTACGGCAGAGAATTTAGACAAATTTGCTTTTTACGCAGCATCTCAATATTGCTCAGCTCTTAACACCCGTGAGGGCACTACCAATGATTACAGTGCCACGGGAAAACATGGAGTGCGAGATGGCTTTGGCGGCTATGAGCCACGTTTCTCATTAAATGTAAACATTCAATCAGAAGTAGATGCTTTTCAACTCATAAATGACATGGCATCTGTCTTCAGGGCGATGCCATTTTGGTCCGCCGGTAGTGTTACGGTGGCGCAAGATGCACCAGCGTCACCAAGCTATCTTTTCAATACAACTAATGTTTCTGAAGTTGGCTTTTCTTACAGCGGAAGTAGCCAAAAAAGCAGATCAACTGTAGCGCTTGTCAAATATTTTGATATTGCCAGAAGAGATTATCTTTACGAGGCCGTTGAAGATCGCGATGCAATTAGTAAGTATGGCGTTACTCAGAAAAATATTGAAGCATTTGGGTGTACAAGTAGGGGGCAGGCTAGAAGGCTTGGAGAATGGCTTTTAACATCTGAAAATCTCGAAACAGAAGTGGTTACTTTTACTACTTCCATGGACGCTGGAATGGTTATTAGACCCGGTTCGGTCATTTTAATTGCCGATCCAGTGCGCTCTGGTAGCAGAAAGGGTGGACGAATTAAATCCGCCACTACAACTAATATCCAGATTGATGATGTTACAGGTATTTCAGCATTTGGTTCTCCCCGTCTATCAGTAATTATGCCAAGTGGCTTGGTTGAAGAACGGCTGGTCAGTAATTTTTCTGGAGATATTATCACCGTTAGCTCGCCCTTTTCGGCTGCTCCACAAGCAAACGCTATATGGATCTACTCTACCAACAGTAGCAAGCCAACGAAATGGAGAGTGGTTAGCGTGGTTGAACAAAAGGGAATTGAATATGAGATTTCAGCGCTTACATACAACGCATCAAAGTATGATTCCGTCGAAAGGGATATACCGCTTGTCTTTGAGGACGTGAGTGATTTGAGTGTAATACCAGACTCGCCAATTGACTTTAGCGCCTCTGAGAATATTTACGTGTCCAACGGATCTGTTAGGGCACAAATCCTTGTTACTTGGAAAGCTGCGGAATATGCAGTGCGCTATCGAGTGCGCTATCGAAAAGACTCTGGTAATTGGACCACCACGAATACTTCCGGGCCATCTTTTGACCTCCCGGATATCACTAGCGGACTGTATGAATTCTCCATTGCATCGCTTGGCTCCAATGGAGTGGGAAGCGTAAATACGCTTGATGGATCTATAAACGCTATTGGTAAAACAGAACCGCCTTCAAACGTTACTAATTTTACTGCGTCTGTTGATCCTGCCATTGGTGCCACGTTGTCCTGGACAGGTATTTCCGATATTGATTTTTCAACGTATGAAATAAGAAGGGGCTCCTCGTCTGATAGCTGGGATGCAAGTGCGGTCGTAACCCAGGTGAACGCAACCACCTACAAGCTTGGATTTGTTGATCCAGGCACCTTTACTTACAGAATTAAAGCAGTTGACACCATTGGTGTTTACAGTACGTCCGCAGCGTCTACGGTAATAACAACACTCCCTCCCAATCCAGTTACATCGTTTAGGGCTTTCCCCACAAAGGCTGGAGACGCAAATTTGGACTGGAACCCTCCAGCCAGCATTACCACTTTTGACATTAAGGGGTATAAAATATCCTACGGCGATGCTTATGCGTCAAGCACTTACGTCACAACTGCTTCTGATGTATTTGCACTGTTTCAGCTAACATGGACCGGTACAAGGAAATTTTGGGTGGTAACACTAGATATGGCCGGCCAGGAATCTAGTCCCGTTTCGGCAACTATGTCATCAAAAATTTCGCTTAGCCCTCCTACTGTTACGGGAGACTTCGGCGGAACAGCCGATTATACGGTTAAGTGGACGGTGGTAAATAAGGCCGTTCAAGTGATTCCTACACAGTGGCACATTAGATTTGGCACTTCCTTTGCCAGTGGCACTGAAGCAATTCCACCAGTTGCTGGTACAGCGACATCGGCAAAGATAACTCCAACCACCACGTCTGGCTGGTATATAGGAACAAAAACAATTTGGGTGGCGCCATATTACGAAGATACTAATGAATACGGAGAAGCAGGATCTGTCACTGCAACAATTGTCAAGCCGCCTGCCCCAACCTTGTCGGTTGAAGTATTTACATCAACCACCCTGACCCTTAAGTGGACAAGAGTTGCCGGAACTCTTCCACTCAGGGAACATGAAATTAGATATTCAGAGATTACAATTACAAATCCCGATCCCACATGGGATAGCCCCGCAAATAAAAAACTTATTAAATCATCAGGCACTTTTGCGCAAATAACCAATGTATCATCAAGAAAAGTTTATAGATTTTTTGTTGCAGCAAAAGATACGGCTGGTAACGTTGGCCTCGGAACCACATAATCATGGCATTTGAAGACGACATTGGCGCCATTGGATCACTTGACTACACGGTCGAGGGTCCGTCTCAACCAATCGTAACGGCAAGGGTTATAGACAGTACTGTCACTCTCACGTGGACAGATGTAGCTACAGCTTTTTCCATTGCTTATTTTGAAATTAGACGCGGATCTACGTGGGAAACTGGTGTTGTTGTTGGCCAGAAGCAAGGTTCATTTACGACTATTACTGAATACGCGGAGGGTGAGTACACCTACTGGGTTGCAGGAGTTGACATAAGTGGATCTTATGGACTGCCGAGTTCGGTTACCGTTGAAGTTGGGTCGCCTCCAGATTTTACTAGTCAATTCAATGAAAATTCTACTTTTAGCGGAACAAAGGTAAATGCACTAATCGAGGACGGTGCGCTGCTTGTCAATCTGAACCTAACTGAAACATGGGCCACGCATTTTACCTCCCGCAGTTGGACCACCATTCAGGACCAAATCAATGCAGGCTATGCCTATTATGCACTGCCGTCTACCACCACCGCAAGTTACGAAGAGATAATTGACTATGGTTCTATTATTGCGGGTTCTAAAATTTCTGCAACGCTGACTCACTCACATGTGGTGGGTAATACAATAATAACGCCAACTATAAGTGTTAAAACTGCCAGCGGAGATGCGTGGACCAACTATACAAATACGAGTAGCATTTTTGCATTAAATTTTAGATACGTCAAGATTCTTTATGACTTTAGTTCGGCTGGGAATAATGATTTACTTCTCGCGACCGGCTTAAACATTCGGTTTGACACCAAATTAATCACCGACAGCGGTTCGGCGAGTGCGGTAAGCACGGATTCCGGGGGAACGCTAATTTCTTTCAATAAATCTTTCACCCGAGTCACGTCTATTGTCGCGACCGTCAATGCTACATCGGCTAGATTTGCAACTTGCAATTTTACGGACGTAGCAAATCCTGCATCCTTCAGGGTTTTGGTTTTTGCTGATGACGGGACAAGGCAAAGCAACACTGTTTATTGGCAGGCGCGTGGAGTCTAGTAGGATATGTGCAGCGCTAATTTGGTAAGCATCTAATGGCAAACTGGTCCAACCCCACAACGAGCACCCTCTATACCGATGTCCTGGCAGAACTAAAGGGCAGGGACACAGATGCGGCATTGATGTTCGATGGCACTGGCAGTACAAATGTTCCCAGTGGCGCGGTTGCATGGAGTAGTTCCATTAATCGGTGGCAGCGATACAACGGAACCAGCTATCAAGAGCTGACTTCAATTTACGCCTTGACCGGCCTAAGCACTGTGGGGAATGCTGCAATTGGCGGCACTCTTAACGTTACCGGTCAAACCTCCCTTGCAACTGCTACGGCCACCACGCCTTCGACGGCTGACAATAATACAAATATTGCTACCACAGCATTCGTAAAAGCACAAGCATACTCCCCCATTGCGTCTCCCACCTTCACTGGAACGGTTACGATTCCTGCTGGAGCGTCCATCACTGGATACCTTACAACCACCTCTGCTGGCGCCACATACGCTCCTCTTGGCGGAGCTGGCACCAGCGGCACCTGGGGAATCAGTATCACTGGTTCAGCGGCCACTCTTTCCACTGGAAGAACAATTAGTTTGACGGGCGATGCCACAGGTACTTCTGGATCTTTCAATGGCAGTGCCAATATCAGTCTTAGTACAACATTGGCCAATACGGCAGTAGTGCCTGGAAGCTATACCAATGCAAGTATTACGGTCGATTCAAAAGGGCGTCTTACAGCGGCCTCTAGCGGCGCTGGTGTGGCGGGTGATGTTGTCTTGGCAAGCAACAATGCCTTTACTGGCGCCAATATTTTTACCAATGTAACGGGGCAAAGATTTCGCAATGCCTCAGCCGAAGATGAAATTTTAATTGCAGGTCGCGCTGGTGGCGTTGGAAGTTATTCTGTCAAGATTACGCCTGGAACATTAACAACAAATCAAATTGCAACCTTCCCAAATCAAACGGGAACAGTGTTGATTAGCGGCAATGCCAGCATTGTTAACGCAGACGTTTCGGCAAGTGCGGCAATTGCTGGCACCAAGATTGACCCAGCGTTCGGCGCTCAAACAGTTTCTTCCACCACTTTAATCAGTATCCCGGATGGCAGTGCTACCAACCCTGGCCTTGCATTTACTAGTGCCACTGGAATTGGCCTGTACAACACTGGCAGCGGCTTAGGCATTGCTACAGGTGGCGCCGAAAAGGCAAGAGTTTCTTCCACGGGTTATTTAACTGGAAGAGTGAATGGCAATGCTTTTGCTGTATATCCCGCCTACCAGTATTACCGACTAGGTTCAACCCGGCAACTCAGTTCGACGGTCACCACGCCTCAGTCAATCCTTGGGGTGGGGGTATCTGTGCAGGGTTCAACAGTGTACGAGTTTGAACTATTATTTACGATAAGAAAAACTAGTAATACTTTCACTCATAATGTTTCCGTATTGTATGGGCTTACGGGTGGCGGAGTGCAAACCATGACCGGCCAGTCATTAGCTTCACTCAGTTCGACAACGTCCGATATCGGGACCGTCACAGTGGGATATCGTGACTCGGAAGTGGCGAAAATTGTCGGCAGTGGACTTTCAACAACAAACCAATGGGTCCATGTTCAGGAGCGAGGCACGGTTCATGTCAGCACGAACACCATACTGACCCCACAAGTGCAATTAAGCGCTACTGGCTCCATATATACAGTCCAAGTTGGCTCATCGTTTAGAATTTGGCCAATTGCTGCTAGCGGTGGCAACACTTCCATTGGTACTTGGTCATGAACGTAGACGATATTGTTCTTGAGTGGATCATTACGAACCTTGTTCGGCATTCAGAGAATGACATGATTTTCTCTATTGAATGGAAGTTGAACGCAACTCTAGGCCTTTATGCCACTTCGGCGGAAGGCACCATTGGACTAAAAGCTTCAGAGCGTCCTATTCCATTTATTGACTTAACTCGCGAACTTGTCATCGAATGGCTACTGGCTGCGCTTGGCGAAGAGCAGCAGAATGCCATTGAGCAGGGCTTAATTAATACGATTTACGACAATTATCTGGCTCCGTCAACTTATGACGGCATGCCATGGTAGGCAAGCAGACGACACCTGCGGGAATATGCAGTAAGCTGAGCAAGTTGTTTTTCAATCAAAATGGCAGTAAAAAGCAAGGGTGGCAGTGCAGCTCTCAAGCGTTCGCATCAGCCAGGCCCTCCAAAGCTAACCAAGCAGGGCAATGGGAAGCGCAGCAAGCCTAGCCATGGCAGGAAGCTCCTCAAGGGCCAAGGAAAGTCTTGACAATGGCAAGAGGACAGGCTAGTTTCTGGCTGGCCTTTTCTTTTGCCTCGTGGCTGCCGACATTAATTGTTATTTCTTTTCCCATCGTTTTTCATCTACACAGGACATTCCTGGGTATTGTGGTTACGAGGAAATTACGCATCAATGCCAGTTGGCTGATGCTCCGGCGCTAGTGCGTTCTTTTGCTCATTTTCTCACTGGTTGCGGCTTCGCTCCATCGTCTGTTTACAGCGCCATGGAAACCGTTGGAACGGAGTATAATGAAGCATATATAGGCAGGGATAATTTCGATGGGTCAAATCAGCAGGCAAGGCGAACAGTTTGAAACCCACGTAATTGCTGACAAATATGGCAATCTTCTTGATTATGGCGCCGACAGCGGCGTAGTAGATGCATTTGGCAGGCAGCGTGTAAGCAATCCTTATACGCTGTTTGACAGCACAATGCGCTTTGATAAGCGGCCTGATCAATGGTATGAAATCACGACTGGTGGTGGCAATGTTAACTTCCTCACCAACGCAAGCACACTAGAGCTTCGGACTACCACTGCTTCTGGTGACACTGTTCTTCGTCGTACAAAGCAAAGGTTTCCGTATCAACCAGGAAAAAGCTTAGTTGCTTTGCAAAGTTTTGTTGGGGCACCATTGACTCCTGGTCTCATTCAAGAAGTTGGCTATTTTGACGATAATAATGGAGTGATGGTACGAGCCAGTGGCACCACTCTTCAGTTTGTCATCAGAAGTTTTACCACTGGCAGCGTGGTGGAAACTGTAGTCAATCAATCCGAATGGAACATTGAAACTTTCCCCGCTCTCGATTTCAGCAAGGCGCAAATTTTTACTGCTGATTTTGAGTGGTTGGGTGTTGGAAGAGTGCGTTGTGGTTTTGTGATTGATGGTTCCATTGTGTATTGCCATGAATTTAACCATGCGAATAGACTCAGTAGAGCATACATGCAAACGGCAATCCTCCCATTGTCATATCGAATTTTCAATAGCACTGCTCAGGCTAGTGGGGCTACTTTTCAACAAATTTGTTGCAGTTTGTTAAGCGAGGGTGGTTACGAGCCGGATGGTGCCACTTATTCTGTTAATCATTCGCTGGCTAGCATACCAAATGTAAGCGGGGAGCGGGTGACGGCTGGTATTCGCATGGCGAGTGGTCGCACTGGTAACGTTATCTTGCCAGCGAAGATTGACATAGCTTCTGAAAGCAGTAATGTTGTGGCTTGGAAGCTACGTCTTAATCCCACTCTATCTGGCGTCACTTGGGCTCCGGCGGATAACGGTAGGGGCAATGTAGAGACAATCACTACGGCCAGCGCTGTTAGTGGCGGAACCGTTGTAAACACTGGTATCATTTCACAAGGACAGTCGGTCAATCTTAATATTGATACAGCCATCCGCCTAGCACTTGGCGTGAATGCTTCTGGTGTGAGCGATACCCTTGTGCTCACTGTCAACAGTGAAGTGAACTCTAAGGCCTTGGGACAGCTCGGATGGGTGGAAATAGTTTAGACTGACAATATGGAACCAGCACGTTACGACATTACAATCCACCAAGGTGCTACCTTTAGCCTTGGCTTGCAATACAGGACTGGCTCTGGCGTGCCAGTAAACATGAGTGGTTATACAGTGGCAGCTCAGCTATGGAATAGGAATGGCACGGCTAAACTTGCCAATTTTTCCACTTCCTGGACGGATCAGTCCAGTGGCACTTTCAAATTAATTCTCCAAAGCAGTGTGACATCGGGCATCACGGAACAGGGGCAGTACGACGTGTTAGTTACCGAACCCGATGGAAGTAAGTCTTATTTGCTGCAAGGTACGTCTTATATTGATCTAGGACTTTCTGGGCGCGGCGTTTAACCATGAATGATTTAGTTGTCATCAAGGAAGATGTTCAATTATTAGTCGACAATGAAGAACTCCAGCTATTGGTCAGCAGTGACGATGTTCAGTTAGTCATCACTGGCGAAAACGGTCCTCAAGGTGCGTCTGGTGCTCCAGGACCACCAAAATCCCTGACCATTGCCTACCCAGTGGCAGGAGATAACTTAACGCTGTTCTATACGCAATCCAATACAACCTTGGTGCAGGTGGCGGCTATCTTGCGAGGCTCAAGCAGTCCGTCTGTCACCTATAGTTTAAGGTATGCTGCCAATCGTTCCAGCGCTGGAACAGCAGCAACGGGGTCAACTACAGTGAGCAGCACGACCACCGCCGCCATAGCCACCTTGCAGAATATGCCAATTCCAGCCAACAGCTTTCTGTGGCTTGAAATTTCGAGTATTAGCGGCAATCCAACTGAACTAAGCATCACTGTTGCCGTGTAGTGTTAGAATCTGTCTATTAAACTCAAAGCGTCATGGCCGCATTTAACAAGTTCAACCAGTTTGTTGCTGATGTGGCTTCTGGTGTCCACCAGATGCAAACTGGCACCACTCACGTTTACAAGGTGATGCTCACCAATACAGCGCCAAGTGCAGCCAACTCAGTAAAGGCTAATATCACCGAAATCAGCGCTGGTAACGGATACACCGCTGGTGGTCCAAGCGTTGGTACAATTACCGGCTCGCAGACATCCGGCACTTTTAAATTTGTGGGCGGCACAGATCCCGTGGTTACGGCCACTGGAGCCGTTGGCCCCTTCCAATGGGTGGTGCTCTATAACGATACACCCACGTCACCTGCCAAGCCGTTGATTGGCTACTGGGACTACGGCAGTGCCGTAACGCTAGCAACTGGTGAGACATTCACAGTTGACCTCGACCAGGCTAATGGCATCCTGACCCTTGCTTGATAGGGGAGCCCAATGGCCACCCTGTACATAGATCCCGATGGTGGTGATGACAACTACGGAGGCACTAGCTTTGCGCTGCTCGCTTCTGGCACCAATGGCCGCATTACCAGTACGACCTTTAGTAGCGTTGGTGCATCTTTCCCAAACGACGGATCTTTGATTGGTCAATATCTCAGTATTTTTAACGGCAGCATATTCGCAGTTTACAGAATTGCGGCGTGGTTATCAACAACTTCGCTAACGCTTGCGGCCATAACCAATGGAACAGCCTTGGCCAACCAAGCCGTAGATCGTCAATATTACATTGGCGGTCGATGGGCCACTATGTTGACTGGCGCAACAGCGGTGCGAGTAGAACCTGGCGACACTGTTCGCTTCAAAGCGAGTCCTTATCCCACAAGCCTGGGAATGAATGGTAAATGGACATCAGGTATCGTGGAAAACACGAAGGTAATATCTGCTGCAACCAATACCACTCCCATACAAATTACTCTTGCGGCACATGGGTACAGCACGGGAGACACTATAACTCTTGAGGGTGTTGCGGGAGCAGTTACTGCCAATGGTTTCTGGGAGATCACAGTAATTGATGCAAATACTTTTTCTCTTGATGGGAGTGTAGCTGCGGGCGTGCGAACTTCGGGAGGGATTACCCGGAGGCGCAATAACTCTGTTGTAATGCTGGATACTGCTGTCACGCAAAATATTGCGAGCACTGGGCAACGCACGACAGCATGGACGGCAACCTCCGCAAACGTGACCACTGGGCTGACAACTAATTTTGTCAGAGAGCACTACTACTCGGATAGTATTTCCATCAATGGCGCGTTTACGACTGGCGTTGCTGCATATTGGCCCACGGGAACACTTAATCTAAGTGGGTATCAGCAGGTTTCTTTTTGGATACTGCTACAAAATGGCACTCTACCCCCTCAGGGCTCTCTTAGGCTTCATTTGTGTTCTGACGGTCTCGGTCAAACCCCTGTGAACACTATTTCCATTCCTGCTTTGGTGGCGCTGACCCGTTGGCAGCCAGTTACTGTAGATCTTGCCACTAACCTAGGTTCAAACATAAACAGCATCGCCCTGTTCGTCAATACTGACCTTGGGGCTCAAACTATTATCTTAAGCAATATTATTGCATGTAAGGCAGCTAGCTCCCCTGACTCACTGACTCTCAACAGCCTCATTGGCAAAAATATTACAGGCGAGACTTTTTGGAGCATTCAAAATATAAGTGGACGACGAGTTGTCCTTGATTCTGACACCACGCACACCACTGCCAGCACTAACTGGAGGGGGTATTTTGGGGCAACTGGAACCGTAACCACGTGGAAGAGAGAAGCTTTTCGGTTTACCCCCGCAGCCCTATCCAACACAGCAGCACTCACTATCCCAGAGGGTGGTAGTTCCATTGTCTCTCGCATTATTTATAGTGGCGGATGGGATCGCACAAACATGTCGACGCAAGATGGTGTTAGCTGGGTTGACGGTCAAAACGGTAATGGCTACGGTATATTTATGTCTGGTTTTAGTTATTTCGACGTTAAACAATTTGCTTTTTCCAGATTTCAAAATGGTTTATATATTCAAAGCTCTAACAATATAATTTTTGACATTACAGCCTTAAATAATAACACTAACGGTGTGTTCACTTTTAGCAATTGCTTTGGGCTTGATATGACGGTTGGCCACGTAGCCGGTTCTTTCAGTAATGGTATTACTTTTAACGCAGCAATCAGCAAGCTATACCTCCAGCACGCAATTGTTAGCATAGGAGGCGCCGCCTTAGACATTAACGTTGACTCCTACTCAACGATTAGGGGTTCCGCAACGTTTGTCATGAATAATGTTCAAGGCGTTGGCGCAACCATCAGATCTGTTGGCGGTAAGTTTTACGATTTGCAATTGCAGGGGGCCACTCAATCCGTTAGTTGCAACGGCATGGTTGAGGCCAGCCTTGTGAACTGCAATCTCGCCAGTGCCACCGAAGTCAATGTTAGTGGGGGGCAAGGTATCAGGGTTGCATCTCAAGATCACGATCAAACTCCTGGAAATCATAAAATGTTTGGGAACATGGGGAATATTAGCTCGGCTGTGGATGAACGATATGTGGCAAGTGGTTATAGCTGGAAGCTGCAACCTCTTGATAGCCGGGCCAGTGACTTATCCCCACTAATACTGCCCCTGGCCAAGGTAGCTTGCGCTGCCAATAGCCTGGTAACGATAACGGCGCAAATGCGTAGAAACAATGCCTTGTTGACAATGCGGTTAATGTGCAAGGGTGGTCAGATTTCAGGGGTTACTACTGATGTATCGGCACAAGTATCAACTACTAATGCCTGGGAGCAGGAAACAATTACTTTCACTCCAACGCAAACAGGTGTAGTGGAAATTACTGCTGAGGCGTGGGGTGGCACCACCCTTTCCGGCTGGGTAGACGCCCTTACCATTGCGCAAGCCTAATCATGACTTATCACATTCACGCTGTTGAACAAGACATTGCTGCCAAATGGTACGCCCGTGTCTGTATCACCGAAGAGAAAGCAGTTTTGTTGAAGTTTCAAAACTATCCAACAATGGAGGAAATTCAAGAGGCCGCTCAACAGTATGTTGCCTCATTGATGGCAACAGAGGAGGCCACAGATGCCGCTTCCGAGTGACACCAATTTAGAGACACTTGACTACGTCTATCTAGGCCAACCATTTGTCAATGTAGAAGCCAAAGCGCTTAATAGCACCACTTTAGATATTGCCTACCTTGGCCAACCTTTTGTCGCCGTTGGCCCAGCAACAGCGCCAACGGCTTATGCGATTACCGCAGACAAGGGAACTTTCACCCTTACCGGCGGTGCGGCTAATCTAATCTATACGCCAAATTTAACAAATTACACAATCGCCGCAAGTGTTGGCACGTTTATATTAACTGGCAATGCAGCCAGCCTCAGTGAAAACCGAAGACTGGCTGCAGAAACAGCAATCTTTGCTCTTGCTGGAAACACTTCCAATTTAATTTATAGTCGGCGCTTGATTGCCGATAAAGGCACTTTTGCCCTGGTCGGAAATGCTGCCAATCTCAACGGTAGCTTCAAGATAACAGCAAGCCAAGGTAATTTTGCCCTGGTTGGAAATGCTGCCAATCTCAACAAAGGTCGACGCCTGGCTGCGGAAGCGGGCGTCTTTACTTTTACTGGAAGCGCGTCTAATTTAATTTACGGCAGGCGGTTAATCGCAAGCAAAGCAACTTTTGCGCTCACTGGCAACGTTGCTAACTTGAATCGCAATTATCGTTTAATTGCCGCAAGTGGTTCTTTTGTCGAGATAGGCAATGATGCCGGGCTCAGGCGAGCACGTCGTTTAATTAGCGCTACCGGCAGTTTTGCGATAACAGGCATCACTGCAACACTAAGAGCCACACGTTATTTGTCTGGCGGTAGTGGGTCTTTTATCGAGACCGGCCAAGCTGCGTCGCTGGCCAAGGGCCCGCGTTTAGTCGCTGGCGTTGGCATATTCAGTGAAACTGGCAGGGCTGCCTTCTTTATCCGCACTAGTGTTATTGGTGCAGTTACTGGCAGTTTTACTGTCAGCAGCACTGGAGCAGGATTTAATAATCAAAAGCGTATATTTGGTGCAAATGGTTCTCTCGTCTTAACGGGAAATGCCGCTAATTTAAATCATGGCCAACGATTAATTGCAGACAAAGCAACCTTTTCTGCTGCCGGGAGTTCAGCAAATCTAACCCGTGGCTTAAGACTTGTCGCCTCCAATGGCATCTTTGCCTTGACAGCCAACGCTGCTGATTTCAAGCGCAATGCGATTCTTTCTGCTGCCCCAGGCACATTTTTGCTAACGGGTAATCCTGTCACTTTCAATGGACAGCGCAATATCCTCGCGGCCGCTGGTACTTTTGCCGTTACTGGCAGCGCTGCAACACTTCGCTCAACCCATCGCCTCGTTGCGGAAACTGGAGCATTTTCTGAAACAGGCAACGCTGCCGCGTTAAAAATAAACCGAAGAGTAAGTGCTGCGTCCAGCAATTATACACTTGCAGGTAACGCAGTAAATCTAAACCGTGATTTAAAACTTGTCGCTTCTGCTGGCGTCTTTGCCTTGACGGGCAATGCTGTTGATCCCAAGCATGATGCCATTCTTTCCGCCGATCCCGGAACGCTCGCACTTACAGGTAATTCTGTCACCTTCAATGGGCAACGCAATATTTTGGCGGGTGCTGGCGCCTTTACCGTTGCTGGCAGTGCTGTAATATTTCGCATTACCCGTCGCCTCGTTGCAGAGACTGGAGTATTCTCCGAGACAGGCAACGCTGCCGCGTTAAGAGTAGATCGAAGAGTAATTGCCGCATCTAATAATTATACGCTTGTTGGCAATGCTGCCACTTTTGCTATTGCCACGCCATTCCGAACACTGACTGCGAGCGTGGGAACGTTTGCTCTTGTTGGCAGGGCTGCAATACTTCTCCGGGGGCATCGCCTTGCTTGCGAACCTGGCACTTTTAACGAGACAGGTAGAGCTGCAACCTTCAGGGTAAATAGAAGCATTATTGCGGCTACTGGCTCTTTTGCAGTTAATGGCAACGATGCAAACCTAATCAAAAACGTTCCATTTAGAACGCTTACCGCAGTTGCGGGAACATTTGCCCTCACCGGCAAGGCGGCTGGATTGCTTAAAGGTTGCACTTTAATTGCAAACACCAAAGTTTATGCATTAAGTGGCAATGCTGCAACCTTTAGACATACGCGAATGTTGACGACGGAAAGAGGTGTTTTCTCCGTCACCGGCAATCCATTCAACCTGCTTGCCACCCGACTTTCCGCTTCAAATGCTGGTGTCTTTACGCTTACCGGGCAAGAAATTGGCCTAAGAAAGCAACAGCAAATCATCGCAACCGTTGGAAGTTTTACTCTTGTAGGCAATGGCGTTATGTTGCTTGGTTCTAATAAGCTTCAATCCGTTGCTGGCGAATTTCTTGTGGTCGGCAGTGATGCACGCACGTTCAAAACACGTCGGCGAATTATTAATTTTTAGCGCATTGCGAGAGGGCGGAGGCTAACGGTGCTATAGTGCCAGTCTTGCCAGGGATGTCAATGCAAGACTTTTTAAACAGTCCAGAGATGAGGGCTTTTCGCGAAGCGTGGCACCATGCTGATTTGATTCAGTCTGCCGAAGACGACGCCTGGTGGGACAGTCTTTCAATGGATGAGAGGGCGCAGGCGTTTCGTCAGATCTGCAAGTTAATTTACAAGGCTGACGTAAAAGACAAAGGTAGCTACCGCTACGCAATGTACGATATTTTCAACATTGACTATGGCGATGGTCTAAATCACTACATGCATTTGCATAATCTAATTAGTCGTGGTATTGATGATGAGCAAGGGGCGTTTGTTGAGCCCGCTGATGACAGTTCAAATGATACAATCGTCCAGTCATGAAAATGCCAGTGGTGAGCATAAATAGGCCAACGACAATTTCCATGACCAATAAGAATCTCGCTCTATTGTAGCTCGTCAAACTTGTAGGTGATCCTCATTTCGCCACCTAATGCCTTCACTTCATTACTGGCGTCTTCTGCTGCCTCCTGCTGGATCAGTACCGAAGGAACAACGGCGTCGGGCAATGGGGTGACGATGGCATGTGGATAAAGTTGCTTGGCTTGCTCGACTAATGTTGCAGCATTCTCAATGCGCTCCTCTTTCTCCCATTGCTCCACAATTTTGACAGTTTGCCTGTCAACATCCTTCATGATTTGCCGTGTTTTCCATTCAGTCCAATCAGGACGGCACCAAACAATAAGCCTGGAGAGCCAGGGGTTAAAGGCCATTGAAGGACGCATTAGCACCAACCAAATTGCCAGCTCATAAAGCAGAGCATTGATCAGTGCTGATAGCGTCATGGTTTGACCAGTACAGCCCAGCCAGAATTGGGCCCCTCAACAGTCCAGCGGGGAGCCCAATATTTCTTCCCATAGTAAACACATTTGCCGCCTTCGCCACTGATGTATCCACCATGAATCACGTCTGCTGTGCCATACGGGTCGTTGTGAACGATGGAAAGCGCATCAAAGCCCACTGCCACGCTCCAGTGACCGCCTCCAGAGGGGGCTTTATAGCTCCCATGATGCAACCATCCAACCAGCACTGGACGACCCTCTTTCAGCTCCTTTTCAAGGGCTTCTAGGCCCATGTTTTGCTTGAATTCCGCCTGGAGTCCCAGGTGTTGCAAAGCCTTTAGTTGAGCGCTGGAATCAGTGGTGTCCCCGTAACGAGCGCGAATGCTGTTGTACTCGTCATCACTGCCCACTTTTCCATAGAACTTTGCGACCATGGCGGAGCTGCTGCTAAAGCATTCACGACCGCCAGAGCCACTTTTGTTGTCACGCTGCCATTCGTAGGGTACGGACAGGATCGGAGATTTTTGCTTTCCATTCTGACTCCAAACCTTAAACCATTCGTTATTTTTGCTCATCAATTCAGGAGCAGTCTTCATGAGCTGCTCTTCAAGCAATTGCACGGCAGCACTTTGATACGGCAGTCCTTGCTTGTAATATTTGAACAAATCAGAAAGGCGAACGGAGCCAGACATGCCTACCTCCTCTCCTACTTAAGCTTGGTCTTAAAAATGGACTTGGCGATGGCAAGAATTAGCTCAACAGTGCTGTTGGGCTTGATGGGAAGAGCGGCGATGATGGTTTCAATGGCGCCAACGACGATACCGCCGATGAGCATGAGTTCTGCAGGGGTCATGGGGAATTCTGCTTTTTCCTTAGCTTAGCGTTTGATTTCCAAATCGCGCACTCTTCCTTCGATCCCCTTCATGCTATTTGTTAGTTCGTCCAGCTTTTCAGCAATGCTTTCCACTTGCGTGGCAATCTTCACTTGTTGATTGCCAACAGTGACCATCATGCCGCCACTAGCAAGCAGCATGCCTGCAGTGACGGTCGCTGCAAAGTTCATCATGCTTTCTTGCCAAGACTGCATTGTTCGTTACTGTTTTTTTATATTCTACACAATCGCCATCGTTAACTTTGGCAGTTTAAACTGTATGGAAGCCAGTTCAGTATCACTATGGGGATGAGAAATGGACCTGAAGAACTCCTTCAATCTCTCTCCGAACTACGCCCTGGCGAGGCCAAGCGTCGTTACCGCAAAAGCATTTTTGAAGACTTCCCCACAAGAGGACCATTTGGTCATTGTGCCTGCGCCTATTGCGGGAAGTGGAGCGAGAAGCTTACGATTGATCACATCGTCCCCAAGAGCAAAGGTGGACCGCACTTTGCAAAATGGAACAATAGCCCATCTTGTCTCTCGTGTAACGCAAGCAAGGGAAGCCTGCCGTTGTTTGAATGGTGGCGACCGAAAGAATTCTGGACAGAAGAACGTGAGCTTATCTTGATGGGCTGGATTCATTCCAATAGTTTTGTTAGCGCTCACACTGATCTGTCTGATTGGGAAGCCTGGTGCCAGGCAACGCAACGTGCATTGCCCATTCATGAATCAAAAGAAAAGGGGGCTTTGGGCCCCCTCTCTATTATTTGGTGTGCGGCTTAGTCCACCAATTTGCATCTAAGCGTTCTGGGGGGCCATGGCGAACGGATGGGCAGCCGCTAATCATGTAGGCATCGGGGTCGGTAGGTTCAGCATCGTCTGTAGGCACCATCACGGCATGATCAAGAAATCTTGCTGCAATGTCTTTAACGGGGTGAGAGAATTCTTCATCGGCCTCCATTGTTTCAATGAGCTTGTTTAAATACCATTGGCATTTAAGCAAATCTTCCTTGCCATTTTTATTCTCATAGCGCCATAAATATTTCTGGCAATTTCCCTTCAGGAAGCCTTTGAAGGCTTCCCCGCTCATCGAAGCTTGAATAGCTTCAATGCTTTCAATGCCACCTTTGGCGTAATGGCTGGGGCTGTTTACGGGGTCGTACATGATCAGAATTGGTAGTTGTTTTCGGCAAACGCCTCGAAGGCTTCAGGGGCGATGGGTTCGGCCAGCTTAAGAAGGGCCTCGGCATAAACAGCAATTTCATGCTGGGCTCCCTTGCTAATGCGGAGGCTAATGAAATGCAGCAGAGCTTGCAGGGAGCAGGTCCAGACGAAGCTCGTGTACATGCATGGAGGCAGCACGCCACGAGCCTGCTCACGGCTTACGCCAGCGGCTAGGAGCGCATCATAAGCTTGCCTGCTTTCCTCCACAGTCTTCGTATAAATCTGAGTTGCCAGGGCCTGCCCCCGTGAATCAAGTGGCTCTCCAGAGGCTTGCCTGTTGCTAGCGGCCTGTGAAGCGAACTGAGCAGGCACATAAAATTCTGCATCTTGGGCCGGACAATAGCGGAAGCTCTTCTCATTCCAGCCAAGCTGGTCGTCCACGTAAGTGGACGCAATGGTGTGTTTGTACCACTGCCGAGCAATGAACAATGGGGCCTTCACCATCCATTTAAAGACAACACCACGAAATGGGCTTGTGTGCTGGTGCTTGATTAAATACTTGAGGAGTTTTGCATCACGCTCGGACCATTCCTCGGAATGACCATCAAGGCTTTGCCTGGCATCGTTCACAATGGACAGACTGTTCCCCATTGCATCAATGAGGCACAAATAACTTTTCCCATCGTTCAAGGGGTCAATGGGGGGCGGAAGGCGCAAATCAATCATGGTCGAGGATCAACGCAATGGGGCGGATTCGTTGAAATGCCACTGTACCACTGACGTGAGCAGTTTTTTTGTCCCATTGGACCATTGCAGCTTTCCTTCCATTGCTTCTGTCGATGCCCACGAATGTGCCGTAGATGGACGTTGGCACCACACCAGCCCCCGTGAGGGCGACCAGCGCCACTCGTTCTCCCTCTTGCCAGTCATAGCCTTTTGGAACGCTCCTCAGCTTATAACGCCGGGAAGCCGGACACAAGATTTCGGGATTCTCGCCATTTTCCACACGTCGTACAAATTGCTTGCTATGCCCTCTTGGTTGTAGCCTAGAGACTGCAAACGATAATTTACGCATGACTTTTTGCGTTCCGGTGGAATTGGTTTACAATGGCAAAAGTAGAGTTGCGATGATGGGTCCATTTGAGCATTCGGCAGAACGTGAATTCTCTTTGACCGTCAACAGAAAGGCCATTGCAGAATGCCACGACAATGCAAAACTTCGTGAAGTGGCACAGAATTTACTGACTGGCTGGTCATCCATGCAGACGGCAGTGCAAAGTCTTATGTTGGAAAACATCCAGCTTCGTCAGGCGATGGCCAAGCAAGAAACAGATTTAGAAGCTGCTGATGCCATCATCAAAGAAGCTTTGGAGCTTGCCGAACATGCTCAGCAATCAGCGAAAGCCAAAAGGCGTCTTTGGCCATGGCAGATGTGAGCAAAAAGATTGTCCAACCGCTTGTGTAAGCAAGATTGTATTTACGACAATCTCTTTCATAGCCGCTGCCAGTGACATGACGACCACGCATATAAACGCCGCCTTGGATTTCGATGCCAGTGCGAGAGTCGGGATGAGCAAAATCTAGGCGGTAGCGTTTGGAACGTTTTGATTTGGCATGGCGCTCTTGAAAATCCTTCTCCCAGGCGTCAATCTCACTAAACTCTCTTTCCAATGGAAGGGAAGGATTGTGAGCCTGCCATAGTCCTAGGAATTGATCTTCAAGAGCACTCACTATTAAACAGCAGCTAACTGTACGTTAGCTCCTTGGTTCTGATAGTTGCCAGTGTAGGCTTGCCCTACTTCCTCAATCTCCATGAGCATCACTTGCACAATGCCTTCGTTGGCATAGATGCGTGCCGGAAAGGCAGTGGGGTTGGAGATGCTGATTGTGAGATAACCAGACCAGCCAGGTTCGATGGGCGTCACGTTAATGATGATGCCACAGCGAGCGTAAGTGGACTTGCCATCGCAAATACCCATAATGTTGTCGGGCATGGAAATCAGTTCATAACTGGTTCCAAGGCCGTAGCTATGGGGAGGTAGGCGAAAATACTCACCACCGTTGCTGTGGATTAAGGGAGCTTCATACGGGATGGTGCTATTAAAAAGCTTGGCATCCAACTCACCTTTATTGGTTCCCTTGACAGTCTTGCCGTCAACCACAAGAAAATGGTCGGGAGACAGTCGAATGTCGTAACCAGCTTGGGACAGGCCGTATGAAATAGCTTTAGTGCCATCTTCCAGGAATCGCCTCTTCTCGCCCACAAAGGGCATAAAGATGTCGTTCTCCGCAAGTCTGGTAATTTGCTTGTCGTTAAGCAGCGTCACGATTGAAGATAAAGCGAAGGATCATTGAGCCAGAAGCCACGGCAGCTCCGAAGCGCACCATTTCCAACCAAGGAAACAATGGCAAAAGGCCCCACCAAAGGGGCCATGCCATCAAGAAGATAAGGAATCCTTGAATGGGAATTGCGAGCAATAAACCTACCAGCATGGAACCAGGGTCTTTATTGCTCATGACTTCAGAACAGATCGGTGGAGCTGCTGCTGCCGCCGCCATCGTCGCTCTGCCACACGGAAGCGTAGCCCTTAGGGCCTTCCTTGTCGCCCTTGATCTTGACGGAACCGGTGAAACGCGGGGAGCGCTCAGAGGTCATCTTTTCGTTGGGCCATACAGCCATGTCGAGGCTGTAGTTGCCACGATCATTAGCACCAGCCTTCTTCAATGCATTGAGAAGGTCAGGGGTGAGATCAATGGCGGCGGTAATAGTGGGGCGATTTGCCACGGTGTTGCTCCTTGGAGGATGTTAGATGCCCGTGAGGGCTGACCAAATATAGAGGCTTCAAGCGCCCTTGTCAACAGTGATGGTGAAGGGTTTGCCTCCTGGATAGAATTCGTCAAAGTACCGGCGAGTTTTGTCGTTCATGATGGCTGCCTGGCAGGCGAGATCACAACCATCCATTGTTACGATTTGTGCCTCTTCGCCCTCTCCCGTGTCTGGATCGTAGATGGAGATGGCGCAATAGGCTTCGTTAATTTCAATAGAGTACATTTGCTCAAGGGCCTGTGCGTAGGCTCCAAGTTGCATTTTGTAATCAGCTAGGTAGCAGTCGAGTTTGCGCTTGTAGCTGGTCTTCCAATCAAGGAGGGCAATGTTGCCATTCTTCATGGTGGCCAGCATGTCGAAGGTGCCGGAATAGCCAATTTGCAACTCAGAATTAAAATAGGCAATGGCGCTCTCCACTAGCAACGGCTCGTCAATGGTTTCCAGGAAGGGTTCGATGGAATGGAAATAGGGGCGATATTTGCTTTTGGCCTCAAGATGATGCTCAATATCCTCTCCATTCCATAGATCCTCCAAAACGCCGTGTAACCACACGCCACGATCAATGGAACCCATGGTGCGACGGTTGGCCTCTGCATCGCCCACTCGTTTCCGCCAGTTAATGAGAGCCATGATCTTGCCCACTGGTGAGCATGCTCCGGCTACGGTTGTAACAGAGGGCAGAACCAAGCCCGCAGGTACATGGTCCAAGCCCTCTGGCACCTTGTAATAGCGACGTTTGTCCAGTTGAATTCGGTCCGGGACAAACTGCTTGAACTTCATTGGAACGTCATTTGTTCTTCACACAATACCCCCCAGAGCGGTAGTAGCCAAGGGGGCATGTGCCGGAATAGGTGATGGGCTCATTGCAAGCCACTGCTGGCAGGGCAAATGCAACGACAATCAGAGCAATGATGGCTTTCATGGTTTAGGAGGAGCAAGGGGGCTTTGCATGTCAACTTTGTAATGGTCAATGATGGCGCCAGTGCCACGGTCCCAAGTGGTGCCACAGTCTGGACATTGCCAGGCATAGCCACGATCTTCACGCCAAGACGAAAGATAGATCACTCGTGAGAACCATTTGGAGCCACCGAAATGGTGCTGGCTTTCTTCGGGGATGGGCTTGTCGTGCCATAGGCTTCCACACTCTGGGCAGTTTTTAATGTCCGAAGAGCTGGTCACTTCAAAACTTCCCCCCAACACACGCGATTTGCTTGCCAAAGTAGAGCCCTGCACAAATGATTTTCAGAAGGGTCTGGGTCAGAAGCATATACGGAATGCGCTGATTCCCAGGCCGTTAACCATTGTTCCTTTGTGGGGAACTTCATTTGATTTTGATTGTCCATTGGTAAACAAGTTCGGAAAGGTAGACAATTGGCAGGATTATTAGGCCCAATAAAAGCAGGCCAATAGCAGTCGTAACAATGCTCGCAACTAACATGATTCGTCAAATGGAGTGCCATCAGCATTGGTGACAATTTGGCCCTTGAAAACAAGAGCCAAACGTGCCGTTGCTATATCTAGAGCTTTCCCGCGACGAAGATTCCCACTCCCTCAATGGCGTCTTCAACAGTGCCTTCAGCGCAAATTGCACGAAGAGTGGCAATTTCCTGCGTCATAGCTGCCTTGGTAATTTTGATGCCCTTCTCCTTCACCCATGCCGATACCATTGCGGTGATTGCATTGGCAAGCATGTGAGCGTCTTTGAGATCGTCACCTTTAGAAAGGCCAAGGCTTTCAAGAGCAGTTTTTGCTGCCACTAAGCTGGTGCGTTCCTCTGCATATTGAAGGGGATTGGCTTTACAGAAGGCTGTAAGGGCTTCCTTTCCATTGAAGGCAGCAGTCCCCGTTCCTCCAGCAGCAGGAACGCTTGCCGCAGCAGGCGCCTTGTCCTGTTGCGATACCGCTGCTGGTTTCTTGCTCTCCTGTTGGAGGGGGAGTTTGGGCGCAGTTTGTACGTTGCCATCGTCAGCAGTGGGAATGTCTTCGCCGGAATAAAGCTTGAGACCAAGGCCCGTGAAAGTAGCAATACACTTGACACTGGCCCGTTGAATGTTGTCGCTCACTTGACGAGCATCAAGCTCCTTAACTGCATTGTGCTTGTTGTCCATCAATGGAAAGACCAACGCAGGAGTGCGACGGCAACCATCCGTAAGGTAGGCCCGCAGAATCCAGCAGCCAGTCTGGCCAAACACCGGCCACCCCATTGTGCTCTCCTCAAATGCCACGAACAACGTGGGAAATTGCTCCTTGAGGTAGCGGAAAGCAAAAGGCCAGGACAAATAGGAGAGTCCTTTGTAGTTTTTCTCAACGTGCTCGCCAATGGGCAGCATGTAAGCTTTGGTGAACTGTTCAGGGGTGATTTCCAGAGGGCTGAACAGACCATTCATGCGATCAGATAGAGCTAGTGATGCGGGGGAGGTAAGGTCCATGGGAAAAGAAAAGATGTCGGAAAAACAAGACTGGGTCACTTTACAATTCGGGAACGGAACTGTCCAGGTTTTGAATGAGGTCATACATGATGACCACTTTGTTGGTAATCTTCTCCTCGTGGTTGACAAGGCTATCGCCAGGCAACGGCCAATCACGAGTCACTCGCACGTCCGTAATGCCTTCAACGTGCTTCCAATCAAAACCTTCTTCCATGGCACCCTCCTCAAAACAGAGCACCACTTCCATGTCTTCATGGTCCATGACGTAGGCGCTTTGAAGGGCTTGAATCAGTTCAGAGATTTTCATAGTCATCAAGAGAAGTGGGGAGTTCGGGAGCGGTGTAGTCCACGCATAGGGACCAGGCCCCATTAGAAAGACTTGCGGAGCCTTCCCATATGGGAGTGGCGCGGATGAGGCGCTCTAACGCTTCGCTACGGGACAGCTTGGCTTCTGAAGCAATGCTGTCTAAGTGGTCAACGGCATCCTGCGTAAGCGTGAAATGCCTTTTGGTTTTGGGGCTGTCGTAACTGGATTTCGGCATGCAGTGGCGCCGTGGTTCCTCCCCACAATACCCGCAAGAGGCCTTCAAGCAACCCATTGAGCGATAAGGATGCCTTATGGCTACAGGGATTGCAGGAAACCACCTTGGATGCGATGATGCAAAGCGGCATACCACGTACCACCTTTCATGTCGTTCTCGATCCTGGACTTTCTGGACCAACTGGAGCCCAGCAAGGAATCAGGCAAATACATCTGTCCCGCCTGCGGGAACAACGACTTTTCGGTTAACAAAAAGAACGGCGCCTACTCCTGCTGGCACGACCCATCCCCTGCGCACCGCGCCGAAGTGAGAAACGTGCTTGCTCCAATGGTTCGATGGGAAAAGCCGCCAAGGGAAGCTGGTGTCTATTCATTCCCATATAAGAACCAAGCTGGGAGCGAAGTGGTGCTTGTTCACCGCGACGACACTTCTGGCAGCAAGCGCATCTGGCAAGAATTTCCCACCATTGATCACAACGCCACTGGCCACAAGACGCAGCTCCAAGAGGTGAAGGCCAACATCCTTCCCTTTATGTATGAGGAGGCAATTGCCGAGAGCGCTAAAACCGGCTTGCCCATTGTCGTGGTAGAGGGCGAACTCACCTGCCAGGCCGTCTGGTCCATTGGTCTGCCCTCCGTCACCTTTCTAGGTGGCAGCAAGCAATACCGCACTAATGGCGACTACGCCAGCCTCTTCAAAAATCAGAAGCTAGTCCTGGCTCCCGACAGGGATGAGCAGGGCGTTGCTTTCATGAAGGAAGTGGAGGCCGATAACCCTGGGGCACAGTGGCTTTATGCCGATCCGCGCTCTTGGGAATGGCAAAACCTGCCCAGCGGCAACGGTCTGGATCTTGCTGACTACATTGCCGAAGGCGTCACTAAAGACGATCTACTTGCCTCCATCGTCTCCAAGGGAAAGCATTCCGGCAAGGATGGCAAGCCTGCCTACGAAGAAATCATCTCCACTGTTGAAAACTTCGTAGGGCTCTATGCCAATGATGCTCGCATCACCTATGAAACTGCCAACTGGCTAGAGCAGCGTGGCGTGAAGATGAGCCAAGCCAACGTTGACAAAATCATTGACGAAGCCAAGAGTCGCATTTACGGCAAGGAAGAAATTGAAACCATTGATGCCCTCACCATTGCCAATGCCGATCAATGTAGGGAATGGTTAATTGCTGGCATCATGCCGCTTGGTAGCGTAATGCTCCTTGCTGCATCTGGCGGCACAGGCAAAAGCACCATTGTCTACAACTGGGCTCTCAACATTGCTCTGGGTCAACCATGGAGCGGAAGACGCTGCCACAAGGGCAAGAGCCTCATCATTCAAAGTGACGAACCATTGGTGGACACCAGCGAAAAACTTGGTGTGATTGGCTTCAAGGATGCTGGTCTGGAAGCTGGATCTATTGCCTTCTGGGAGAACTGGCGCTTTGGTCACATGAAGCAGCTTGAAGATTACGTGAGGAAGAACCGGCCAGCCTTTGTTGCCATTGACTCCCTCACTGCCTGTCTTGCTGGCATGGACGTGGACTTAGTGAAGAGTAATGCTGGTGATGTAATTTATGGTCTTCGCGACATTGCCAATCAATATAAATGCAGCATCATCATTCTCCACCACTTAAATAAGAGCGGCGGCCTGCGGGACTCGACAAGCTTTGTTGACAACGTTAGTGAAGTGGTGAAGCTTACTCGTGCTGAGAACAATGGCGACCCCAATCAGTTTGTCCTTGAATGGTTGAAGAGTAGAAGCGGCCTCACCGGCAAGCACAATCTGCAACGCGACACGCTTTCTTACGGCTGGCGCTATGCAGGGCCCCAAGGGGGTTCCCTGGAAGAGCTTGATCAAGTGGTGAACACCGTCAACATGCGCAAGACTGAACGGCTCACTAAGCAGCAAGTGGCAGCCATGTCTGGCACCTGGGACAATTCATCAACGGGCAAGATGCTGGAAGTGGCACGTAGGCAAGGCTTAATCACCAGCAGCTTTGAACTTGGGCCCAACGGGGAACGCAAACGGCTTTACCACTCTTGGGAATACAAAGAACCAGACGCTGATTTTGTGGAAGTTCCCGAAACCGTTGCGCCTCACGATTTCTTTTAAACTATAGACAGTTGTAACAACTGTCATGATCATCTGGGACAAAAATTTTGGAAATAATAAGAAGGAGGAGCCCGTTGAGGCTCCTTTTTCTGCGTCTGAAATTATTGAGACAATTTCAGAGCCAGAGACACTTTCAACAATTGTTGAAACGGAAGACAAGCCTGAGCAAGGTTCGGCTGGTAAAGGGTTCGGCTGGTCCTCATAGGACAATTTACCAACTGGCACATTTTGATTAGGAGGGGGCGTGTAGACTCGTCCCGTTCTTTTCCATGGTTCCGCTCCTAGGTATCCTTCGCCGGAGCGCCGTTCGCGAGGGTAGGCCCCCAAGGCCGTCATTCGATTGGCGCTCTTTACAATTCCCCTCTTCTTCTCTATATTGGCTACGACATCAACGTCGTCCAATGCCTACCGCTCCACCAACCCCCGACCAGCTTCCTTCCATTGATCACAATGGAACGCTTGTGGAGGTGCTTCAGCACCATGGATATTCCACGCCAGATCGTGGGCCAAGGCCTTCGTCGCGAATCCTGTATGGTGTTCGTGACAAGAAAGGCGAACGTCACTGGCGATCCTCCTTGCATGAAATCACCAGTTTGATTGACCACGGCTTCAGGACCACTGCTGTTGCTTCTGGAGTTTGACGATGGAAGAAATCAATGAGCTGATCGAAAAGCTTTCTGTGATTAAAGCAGCACAGAAAGTTTACGCAGAGAAGGAAACCTTCTACAAAGACCTTTTGCTAAAATGCCTCAAGGAAGCAGGATCAGAAAAAGAAGAGACTGATTGCGGTTCTGTGCGTATTCAACGTCGTTCTGAAAAGGACTATGGGGAAGACGTAAAGCAACAAGAAGCTAGTATAAAAGAGCTTAAAAAACTCAAGGATGACATTGGCGACTACGAGATTGTAAAAACTACTGAAAGCCTTGTATTTAATTTTTCCAGCAAGTCATGACCACGTTTTTTATGTGGTTTGCCATTGGTTTCATGGTTGCTTTTATCTTCACTGAATAATCATCATGCCTAGTCCAGATATCAATTTTCTCTCAGAAGAAGCCGAGCTTAAGTATGGAGTGAAGACTCTATTGGAGGCTGGCTTTACTGCAAAACAAATTGATCGCATTAGGCATGAAGTGGGCGTTGGTGCAGACAAAACTCCCTATAGCAAGGAGCTAACTGGACAACGTCGGCATATGACGAGCGAACTGCTAGCAGCCAACATGAGCAACAGTCAAATTGCTCGTGTGTTGAGGCTAAGCAAGGAAACTGTCAATGCCGATAGAAAGCACATTAGGCAGCTCTACACCGACGAAATCCTTAAAAGTGCTGACGTGCATCGTGCCCGCCTCCTGAAGGAACAAATGGACCTTAAGGATGCGGCAATGAAAAGCTTTGAAGGCAGCAAGAAGAAACGCACCATCACCACCAGTGATAGCAGCGAAGAAGACAGCCGCTCGATTATCAAGATTGAAGAAAGCGCTGGCGATGCCAGCTTTTTAAACGTGGCCAAGAATTGTCTTGTCGAGCAGGCCAAGCTTCTCGGTCTCAACGAACTCCGACCACAACAGGAAGAAAAGAAAGACTACAAAAGCTTTCTGGATGATCTGGCAAAGACCGTGGGTGACATTAAAGAAAGAGAAGCCAATTCCACTGCCATTGATACCACTGTTGCGGATGATGACGCTTCTACTGCCATCGTTTCATTATCTTGACAAATCCATGGCAAACCAGTCAGACTGAACGCATCCTCATTTGCTTCCATGGAATTTAGCTCTGTCGACGATTTTCTTCGTAAGGCCACCAATGCAAAGAAAAACGAAAAAGACTTGATTGATGATGAACTCCACGGGATGCTGTCCGATCCAAGCACTGTTGGAGTGCCGCCTGAACTAGCTAAAACCATTGGGGGGCTTTACAAAGAATATGGGGATGAAGCCCTCAGGCAGGTGGGTATGTTTGCTCTCGGGAAGTGGATGCATCTTCATAATGAAACCATCCAAAGCCATATTGAAAATGGTGGCTGGCAGGAATCGTTGCTGGTGATGAACGATATCAGCAGGCTTTCTGCTGCATTGCGCATGGTGGAGGAAATTGGTAGCTTTAGTGGCACTGAGCAATGGACGAAAATGCTGAAGAAGGCGGTTGGGCAGGCCGTAATGGAAAACTGCGAAGATCAAGGCATTGACATTTTCTCGTTTTTCAATAGCAACGAGCATGACAACTAAATTTCCCCCCACCGTAAATCTTTGTATTCCGCCAGCTTTACTGGCTGAGGCAGAGGCCATCGCCTCTGAGCATCCTCCAGTGCATCCCGCATGGTGCAAACTACAGAAGCGTGGCAAGCATTTCGTCATTCGCACGAACGATTTGGAGGATATCACGGAAGTGGCTGATTGGGCCCGGTCAGCTTTGGTAGAACCGGCTGGCCCCTTAACGAAGACTAAAAGGCAGGCCTTCCAGGCCGTCCTGGACAGGGCTTATCGCTATGCAGAGATGGTGCCCCTAGGCTTCTCCCATTGCATTGCCGTGAAGTGGCGTGATAAGCCATTATCAGGCGGCAGCTTTGTGCGTGGCGATGGTAGCCTCAAAAGTGAAGCCAAGGATAAGAAACGCTAATCACCAACAGGCTTGACACTACCCATCGTTTCGTTCATTATGGGCCAGTACCAAACAGGCCAGCGATGGCTCCTCTCATGGCTCTCTTCCTGGAAAGCATTCCCAACACGACTAGCGTCTTCACCGACAAGGGCGATTTAGTAATGAACCTTGATCGCCCTGTAGTTTCATCGTATCTGCAGATTAAGGAACTGGAAGAGTGGCTTATCACTCTTGAGGAAACAATGGCTCGGGAAACAAATGTTGTCAATCGCCGTTCTCTTGAAGGCATTTATTTCATGCTAAAAGCTGCCCGTCGCAAGCATCTGGACCAGCATGAGGAAGTCCAGAGTCAGGCCCCCACTGCTGATGATCTCCAGGCCTATCTTTCTGCTTACGCTGCTGCCATTGCATCATGATTAATTCTTCCCCAATCACCCCACTGCCTGAGTTGGTGCGCGAGTGGTGCGTTCACAGCAACAAGTACGAAACCTACGATCAGTTCTGGAACCATATCGCCACCGAAGCCGCTCGCTGGGGTGCCGACCAGGAGCTGGAGGCGTGTTGTGCAGAGGTGTCTTGGAACGGAAATAAGGCTCTGGCTGTAGAACTACGCAATCGCCGTCGCCCCAAGCCGCCGACGCTGAAGGAGCAGGCGCTTGCCAGATTAGCAGAACTGGAAAGCAAGCTAGGCAACGACTTTCCTAAAACAATTGCCAGCCTCCGCTGCGCCATTGAGGCATTGCCCAATGACTAGCCACCTCCCCACCGACCTCAGCCACCTCAGCGACACAGAGTTCCATTCACTCTGCCCGCAGGGTGAACACGCGCCAGGCCCAGAGCCCCTCTCCCCCGCCGCACAGGCAGTGCTGGATGCTATCAACAAAAAACTTGACGAAGCCCCTTGGGATGTAAGTTTTTTAGCAGGTGTTAGTGCAGCCGCCGCCCTGCGAGCTGCTGCGGATCAGGTGGTGCCCAGTGATGCAATGGAACCACGCAATTATTTGCCCATGGCGATTGAGTGTCAACGTATCCGCGCCGAACTCCTCAACATCGCCGACGAACTTGAGGCACAATGACTGAAACCTACCCAGTAACCCAGGACATCTACCTGTCTAATGGTGACTTCTTAAAACAATACCCCGAGGTAACTCGCGTGGAAGTCATTACCAACAACGGTCATGAGTTTGTTCGATACGAATGCTCTGACGTTCAAATGAGCCTGCAAGATGACGGGCGAACAATCAAAGTTTTTCTGAAACAAGAGCAGGTCTCAGAGGAAGAAAATGATAGGCGGTTAAGGGAATATTTGGGGTGGTTAGATAACTTAAGACCGGGAGAACTCACAGAGTTAATAGGCGAGGATTTTATGGAAGAGTTTCGGAAGGTGTTGCAATGACTAACCTCTCCCCCGCCGCGCAGGACATCCAAGAATTGATGAATGCTTGGAACACCATTGTCACAAATGTTCGCGCACAATTTCCAAAAACAACCGAAGAAAACATTTATCAATTTTCTAAAAATGCTTTTTATCACTCATTGAGCTGGAACCACAATGACCGACTCTGACGACCGTAAAAATCAAATCTGCACAAAATGCGGTGTTGGCAATTACCAAGAAACCAACATTTACGATGACTGGGACGGAGTGCTTCACTGCACCAACAAAGAGTGCAACCACGAAGTAAAAAGGTACAAGTGGAAAGACAACCCTCCGCCGAAACTTGAAAAAGTCAAGCTATCGGCCGCCGCACAGGCAGTTGCATCGGCTTACGACAACACGCCTGAGAAAGACACAGGTAACCACCGTTACCTCTGGCTTGCCGCCGCCCTTCGCTCTGCTGTAACCCAAGTAACTCCTGTATCAACTAACGCCAGACAAATGAAAATTCGTGATGAATTCCTTGCCATCGCCGATGAACTTCAGGCTATTTCCATTTGAAACTAAATTAGAAGCAAAAAAAGGGGGGCCTTCAGGGGCCCCTTTTTATTAGCTTGACGAGTTCCGAGAGGCTGAGTGCCTCACAAATCAGGCTTTTGCCATCCATACCATTGCACTATACAGCCAAGGCTCAATTGGCTTCGTATAAGGTCCGGCTAGTAATAGACAAAAGAAAAGGGCCCTTACGGACCCTCGTCTTTATCACCCTCCGATTGCGCTGCTCCTCACAAAGGGAAAGGAACCCAAACGAGCCAACCACAAAGCCCGGTCTATCCTTACGGAGAAGACATTCCTTTCACGCCGTCCATCCTCGCGGGCCCTACGTGGGGACGTAGAACGAAGCCGAAGCATCAGGACCGAGTGACTTGCAAATCATACCACACCTCGCACGCCTCCACCCGTGCTAGGGCAAGGTTCGGTTAACCGTCTCTTAAATCGTGCTAGCGTCAAGGAGCTGGTCAGGCGACTGTCAGCCCAAACTGACATTCTTCTTCTTTTCCTGTGATCAAAACATTATTCTCCGTTTGCTTTGCTGCCCTCACCTTCGTGCCAGTGGTCAGCGAAGCTGCTTCATCGCGTCAATGCGGCACATCCTCTTGGTATGGCATGGGAGACGGCTTCCATGGGCAACGAACTGCCAATGGGGAACGCTTCAGTGCTTATGCCATGACTGCTGCCCATCGCTACCTCCCGCTTGGTTCCACGGTGAAGGTGACCAACCCGGCCAATGGCAGGAAGGTGACAGTCAGGATCAATGACAGAGGCCCGTATTACGGCAGTCGCATCCTCGATCTGTCCTACGCAGCCTTCGCAAAATTAGCCAGTCCAGGCAGTGGCACAGCGCAAGTGTGCATTGCTCGCCTTTAGGGCATGATGGCTTTGCAAAGTGCTGCAAGCGTCTTCTCGGCTGGGGAGGCGCTTTTTTTTGTAACGATTTATTACAGCGCTGGCAAAAGCGGCCATTTGGCTGTATTCTTCTTTCACGAGGCGCGACCCTCTCAACCATGCCCACTTCAACCATGTTCAAGCCCCAAACCAAGACCGACATCATCAAGCGTTTCATCTTCGATGCTGGCAGCAGCATCATCAGCGTTGAATTCATCAAGGCCGATGGCACTGTCCGTAAGCTGCAGTTCAACCCCCTTGATTCGCAGGAGGTCAAAGGCACTGGCCACGCCCTGAAGAAGCCCAGCATCGTGCGCTGCCGTGATTTTGCAGTTGCTCGCAAGGCAGGCGAAGGCGCATGGCGTTCATTTGATTGCGAGCGCGTGGTCAAGATTCAAGCCCATGGCACCGTCATCTCTTTCTGAGCCATGAAAGATACATTCATGAACGGCCTTGCCTTCGGTGCGGCCACTGGTGCTCTCGGCTTCCTGGTGTTTGGCATCGTGACTGATTTTCCTGCACCACAGAAGGATCCGCAAGCGCTTGCCACCTGTTTAAAGCTGCATCCTGAACGCTACTGCCGCATCACCTACGACGGCCTCAAACCTTAATTACAAAACCATGACCTCCTCTTATCTCGACAAAATCGAAGCTGACCGTCAGGCACAGCATAGTGGCACTAGCGTCCGTAAGTACCAAACCAGCAATGGCATCAAATGGGAAGTGTACTGCTGGGAGCGTGTGACTGAACTGCAGCACATCTCCTACCCTGTGTCTGACTTGTTCGACCACGAATGGCAGGCTCAACGTTTCCTTACCGCCCTTAAGCACCGCTGATCATGATTAAGCACAAAGCTGATTTACAATGCTGGGCGGACATCGAGGCATGGGCTGCTAGTGGCGCCAGAGCTTCAACAGACCATTGCATTCTTGAGCTGCGTGCTCGCATTGAAAGTCTGGAGGAAGATTGCTACGAAGAAAATAAATGCAATCATCATTGCTTTGAGGCCCTTGCACAACGCATTGAAAAGCTGGAAAAGGCTTGCCTTGATAATTGGGTGCCCGAGGTGCCTAGCGCACTGTTAGATCTTCGTTCCCAAGTGGAGAGCTTAAAAAACGATTGCTCTGCAATTTGCTTTCGCCTTGACACGCTGGAAAACACTTACGAAAGCCTTTTGTAAACAATTGTTACAGCCCATGTTTTTGACCGTCTACCTCGTCTACCTTGCTCTTGTTCAGGC